CCATTCTCCTTAATAACTCAACATATCCTTTAATTAATTTAGGGTCTGTTACTTTTTGGAAATCGGAAAAATCATATTGGTCACCAGGTCTTTCTTTATAAACTGCATATTCACCAGGACTTAGTTTTGATTTCTTACCATCTTTATGAGTGATGTATATAAACGAGTTTGTTTTGACAAGTGTATCATCAAAATCAAATATTCTTAATTTTTTACTTTCCGTAAACAATGTTCTTGATATTGGCATCCTACCCGTTTATTTGTCTCTTAGTCTTTGGGAGTGCTTTTTCTAACTTATCGTTCTCTTTTGTAAGGAATTCAACTTTAACACCCAATGCTGCCACTTCTTTTGTAAGTTCCAACACCATAGTACGAAGTTCATCTTTCTCTTTTGAACTATTTTCTAATAAGGCCTCTAATTTAGTGATACGGTCTTTACAATCGTGTCTGATAAACTCATCATCTCTTTCTTTATTGAGTGCTCTCTTTTCATAATATCTCCAAGCACCCGTTCCACCTAATACGGTGATTGCTGTAATTAATACTGAATACAAATTTTCCATACTTAACAAGTTTTACATTCTTTTATTGGTTCTTCTTCTGTTTGAGGTAACGCTGCAGCTACACGCTCTACACCTTTCTTGTCAACGTATTCTTTTTTTGGTTTTTGTGTCATTCTAGCTGCTACTAATGAAATAACTGCTATTGTAAAAAATATGAAAAATGCGTACATTCCTAATTTACCCCATATAGAACCTTCCGCTTGTCCAGCTCTGCCCATACTTTGCATTATATCCATTACTTCCGGTTCTGCTAATTTCTGAATTTCGGAATAGTACCATCTTGTAAATGTAGAATTTAAATATTGTATCCAACCACTCATAGATACCAATGCGGTAATAATACTCAACATAGTAGAACCAGTTCCTAATTTAACTGCAATCTTATTAATTGTAGCTTTAAGGTCCTCATCCAAATCATTTTGTTGTAATAACGCAGCAGTTGCTTTGTTCATAGCGTCAGTACCATTGAATTCTTCAGCAGATGCTATTTTATCTAAATTAAGATGTGATTTAGCTCTATCGTATTTTGTAGAAGCCATCTTAATTGCTAAGTTTCTAATCTTCTTTATAGAATCTCCAAATCCTTCGTTTAGTGCATTTTCGTTTGTAGATTCTTTTTTAATACTATAATCTTTCTTTATATTAGAAAGTGTTTGTAATGCGTTTTTTAATCTATCTTGAAACAATTTCTTTTGTTCTGGTGATTTAGTTGCAGATAGTTTATCTTTTAGTGCTTTAATTCTATTATTAAGGTTTTGTATTCTTTCTCCAGTTGGAACTGATGCTTCGTTTGCCGATTCTATTTTAAGTTTAAAATGGTCCATTACTTCCCAAGCATCATTATACCCCATATCACCCAAATCATCTAATATTTGATTTCTAGTTGCATTAGTTTTACCTGACACAAATATAGATACTGCCTTTTTAGTGCTATATGTACCCTTATCGTAGAATTTCATTATTTCCTTTACATGAACATCGTTTTTAGATAATTCTGAAATAAATCCCTCTCTAACCACAGAACGTATTCTTTCTTTAAGTTGCTTTTCCATTTATATACTTAACAATTTAGATATAAATATAAAGATTTATGAATTGGATTGTTTTCTTATCAAATCCGTTGCAAATTTCTTCACCAATTCCGGTCCTTTAGCGTGAGCGGTATCGTAAAATTCTTTTTTCTTATCTATTGATTTAATTTTTCCTTCAAATGAAGGGGTTCTATTTATATAATCTTCGGTAATATAAACACCATCCATTACAAACTGCTTAACATCACATCCCAGTTTTATTGCTACGGATGCCGCGGCCATTCCATAGGTATCTTCCGGTCCGTATCCGCCTAATTCATCTGGAATAGTAATTAATTCCCAAAATGATTTAGAATATAAAGTATGCATTCCACATCCAAATTTGATAATTGGTATTTGGTTTACATTTACTTGTTTAATTTGTTGGATTGGTACATTTTTAGCCGCTTCTTCTGTCATACCATATCCATATTCTTTATCTTTATAATCAGAGTGGCACAATACATCCCAACTACTATCCCACCACTTAGCAAGAGATGGTGATATAATATAAGTACCATCTAATTGATATGATGTATTCAATTGATATTTTAACATGTGTTCGTGAAAAATTATATCAGTGTCACAGAATATAAACTGGTCATAATCTAACTTATAACTTTCCCTCTTTTGTTGTGTAGTCCCCCAACAAGTAGTATCTAATATTATTTCGTTGATGTTTTTTATACCATTGAATAGTACTGCAAAACGAGATATAAAATACCCATTTTTCAATTCACTATTTTCCCAATCCGTCAATTCTGGATTTAGATTTAGTGTTACTTTTAATGTAACATCGTCATTATCATCTAAATGACTAAGTGATTTGCGAAGTTGAAACATTAGTCTTTCAAACATTTCAATTTCGGATGGCATAACATGTATGCAAATAAGTGTTCTTTTCTTAGCCATTAAAATACATTTTTAAAGAATGGTGCTACCATATCTTTTGTTCTTAAATTAAATATGTGTAGTTGAAATATATCCCATTCAAAACTTCCAACTGAATCAGTTTGCTGAATTATAAATGGTATGTTTTTTACAAATGATGTAAAGTTTTCATTTGTCAATTTAGAACCATCAAACATTATTTGTACATCACCTTTCATCTCATCTCCGATTGCATGAATCTTATCGGATATATCAAACATAGTTTCATTTTGTTCTTCATCTACATACCATTGATAATTACAATCAACATACAATCTATCACACCAAGGCTCTAATACTGCTAATAGTTGTGGTTGGCAATTGTGAACTACAAAAGTAGTATCATATCTATTAGGTACAATTGGCATCATCAATTCATCATGCAATACATCAGTATGCCACTTTCTCCACCACTCTTTGAATTTGTTTTGTCTTAATTCCAAATATTCTTTTGAATCTTTTGGTTTGTACCAAATAGTTCCATCTGGTAATGGTATTTCTTTTTCAATTTCAATACCATCTTTAAATCTACTGCCTCTACAAGTCATGTGATATACAAATGCATCTCTACTTTGAATTAATTTGTAATCACATAAATGGAATCTATTGAATATATCAGAATCTTCCAACTCCATAGGTGCAAACAATTTATCATGTCCACCCATACTTCTAAAATCTTCTTTGTATAACATCCAAGGTGCAAATATACCATTGGTAGTTTTATCTTCCATTACATATTCGGTTTCATATACAAACTTTTTGAAAGCATTGGTATCAAATGTTTCCGGCTCCATACCAAAATCCTTAACATACTTTTCAGGACCCGGTGGATGTAGTGGTGGTTCGATACGAGTAGCACTTACAACAGATAATGGTGTTAAGTTCTTTAACATATTACCTACATAGTTTTGTGTAACAATCATATCCGAATGTAAGATAGTAACAACAGGCGTTTCCGCTAAACTAATACCAATATCATATAGTACCGTATGTCCCACTCTATCAGGTCCTTCGTTTCTATATGATTTAATATATGGATGTTTATCTTCCATTAATTGTACCCATTCCCAAGTACCATCGGTTGAAGCATCATCTAATATTACTATATTATGTGTATCACCATAACAATCTTCAATACTATTAATTGCTTGCTTTAAATATTTTACATTATTCCTACAAGGTATAATAAATGTAACTCTTTGATAATTTGTCATTCTTTAAATTGTTTCTAATTGAAAACCACTAATACCACTTGAGGTATCTACTCCATTATGATTTTTATTATATAATATGTCTTGTATTTGCTTCACGTTCACACCATTTTCAGCCAACCAAATTGTTAAACTTCGTTCATTTGATACGGGAGATTCTTTTCTTTCTTTGTTATAATATTTAGTTGGAAATTTTGATATTATATCCATAACTTTAAAATCCGCAATATAAAATTGGTCATTTACAAGAGATAAATCAGGTGTTCCTACTGAAAATCTATGGATTGATGTATATAATGTATTTGGTTCTAATGTTGAAAAGAAGTGTTGTGATAATTCTCCTGATTGAAAATTCAAATCACATCTACTTTTTATATACCAATCATAATCTTCTTCAATATTATTGATTACATTTTTTAAATTCCAAAACTGCCAAAATCCAGATTGCCCAGCTTCATCAGCCCTATTCTTAGCCCAATTAGTTTCCTTAAAATTAATATTAGGAGTTGTAAATATTTTTTTCGTTGGCCAGCCACTATTAATCCAATCTTCTTTATAATGTTCAAAGCAAGAAACATAGGTATCATAGTTACCTACTATTTTACTATGATTTGTAATATTGGTTAGATTACCTCTATATGGTCCGGCGAGTAATATAGCTACTTTCATAAATTAATTTACTATCCAAAATCTTCTTTGGTTTTGATGGAATATATTATTTCCAGTATCTTCCCAATCATAAAAATGCTGATATGCATTTAGTGAAGTATCTTTAAATTTTTCATAGTTTTTATTATTCTCATTGAATATATTTTCAACATACGAAGTTGATGGCGTACCACCATTATTACTTAGTGATTGGTCATACCCTTCTTCATATCTAAAATATAATCCTGATTCAACACTGTCATATACTACGGTTTCAAAAAACATCAAATCACAGTTATTAATACAATTTTCTAAATGCTCTTTATGAAATTTTTCTAAATGGTAGTATAATCCAAAATTAATAATAATATCCCACTTGCCCCACTTCCATTCATCAGTGTCTAAATTATATTGCTCTACATTCAAATCAGGATAGTATTCTTTTATTTTTTCTACATTTTCGCTTCGGCCTTCAACTACAAAAACTTCCGCTCCAATTGATTTAAAATATGCACTTATATAACCATTACATGCTCCTAATTCTAATATTCGTTTTCCTTTGAAAAATTCTTTTGGATATTTTGAAAGAATAAAATTTATTCTATTAACTTGCCAATCCGGATGATACCAGCTTTCTTTTATATTATTTTCCATAATTTTCTAAATAATGTTTTAAATCTTCAGGAGTTCCTAACCCCCACATTTTATCAATGTTGAATGTTTTAATTTTCTTACAATCAGCAATTGCTTCGTTGTAAACAGGACAAACATAGAACTCATTATTAGTTCTGATATTTTTTTCAATCATTTGTTCTGCGTACTTTACATAATCAGAACCTTTAGCCCAATAATACACACCAACAGTTGCAATATCTGAAATTGGATTCTTTTCTTGTACTTCGGTTACATATCCATATTCATCCACTTTAGCGAATGACCATTTCGGATGTGTTGAATGGAATGAAAGAATACCACCATCAACTTTTTGCTCAATCATCTTATACATAAACTCATTACTATCCCACTCTAAGAATTGGTCAGAGTTTGCCATAAGTAAAGGCGAATCTGAATCAATGAATTCTTTTGCTAATAGAGTTGTACAAGCTGCTCCTTCGGTTAATCCATCAACTTCCACAATCTTACAATTAGGAGTGATTAGATTTAAAAGGGTATCTAAGTTGTATTGTTCTCTATGTGATTTTTGAACTACATAAATAAATGTAGCATCGATGTTTAAATTATCAACAACAACCTGAATCATTGGTTTACCTTCCACATCAATTAGTGGTTTTGGAAACGTATAACCAGCTTGTGCAAATCTGCTACCTGCTCCGGCCATTGGGATAAGAACATTCATCTTACCACCTTGCCATTTTGGAATACTCATACTTTTATTTTCGTTTAATTTGTTTACTATTTTTTCTAATGTCAAATCTTTTGGATTATCTACTCTTAGTACAGTTGCTCTACTTCTACTTGCTGCCAATAAACCATGCGGTGAGTCCTCAACAATTAGAGTTTCTTCGGGCAAGCATCCCATCATACTCATAGCTTTCCAATACATTTCAGGATGTGGTTTGGAGTTCTTTACATCCTCATTAGAGATGATTAAATCCATATACTCAATAATCCCTATCTTTGCTAACATAACCAACACAGACCTTCTAATTGAGTTTGAAGCAACTGCCAATTTGTATCCCATATTACGAAGTTCTTTGAACAACTCAATCTTTTGTAAATCCGGTTGTAGCTCTGAAATAGCTTCGATAGTTAAGTGTTGCTTTCTATACCAAATACTATCGTAGAATTCAGTATGTAATCCTTTATTCTTTGTAAGCATCTCAAGCTTTTGAGTTGTCTTTAATCCATCGTAAGTTGATAGATGTTCAGCTTCAGTAATTATATACTTCTCATCAATTTCTTTTAGAGCTTGGTTTAGGGTATTGTAGTGTATTTCTTTTGCTTCGACTAGCACACCATCTAAATCGAATACTATTAATTTCGTCATGACATTCCTCTTTCAAATGGGTTTATATTATATTCTTCAAACATAGGATTAAGTTCTTTCTGATATTCTATTAGATTCCACTTTCCTTTGTTAATTGCGGTTGCTATGTAAGGGAATACCAAACTATCGTAGTGATACAAGCCTCTCTTTCTCTCTCCGCCAATTCTAACCATATAATCACTACCATGTGTAATAACAGCTTCTTCGAATTGCCAAATATTAAGTTTAGGTAACGTATCAATATGTCCTCTAAATACTTTTTTAGTTGTTATTGTTGGTTGTATTGAAAATTTAGAATATTGATTTGTTACTAATGTTTTATCAAACGAAGATTCAATAAATCCATCACCGGCTAATATAAGTTTAATACTTTCAGCTGATTCGTTATTAATATAACCTATATACTTTTCTAATGATTGGAAATCAATTTTATCAAATAAAATCATATCTTCATGCATAAACATAAAAGTTTCTTCATCTATCTTATCCAAAATATCTTTCCATCTTTCAGTATATTCTTTGGTATCATCGTATATAATGCGTATATAATCGGATATTTGCGTATCATCTTCATTAACTGCAACATATACTTTCGTATCACCAATATACTTTTTTAATTGCCCAAAAAACATTGGCCAAATATCTTTCATATCAGTATGTGTATATACTATAATTGGTACACTTATTCCCATATTGTATCTAAATTTATTCTGTTATCCCACAAATCGGTTTTAATCATCCACCACTTGTAAAATGCTATTGCATTTGAAAGGTCACCTCTATTATTTTCTATTTCAGTTGCGAATTTATGAAACTCCGAATCTAATTTCATTTGCTCATCTAAAAAATTAAATAGAGTTGTAAATTCAACCATTACATCCGGTGAACCATAGAACCACATATCAGCAGGGCCCATATTAAAATAATTCCAATTTGCATTATATAATTTTCCTTTTTGAATATCAGTTTGGAAATTAATACATTGAACCGCAAATGGGTTTCCCAAACCAGGTCCAGAGGTATTGCGATTTATTCTACCCAAATCAAAACGAGCTTTGATAATTATATCATACGTTACGCCAGTTTGCTGATGTGGTAATTTCATTACTTCGGTTACACTATATAAATGAGATAGTACTGATTGTGGTGAACGAGGACATCCTTCTAAAGTATCCAATCCCCTTTCTTTAATCAATTCACTAAAATCTTTTTGTGGTTCGAATATAGCTTTTTTAGGTTGGTATAATGCTTCTATCAATCCTTGCTTTTCTAAATCCCAACTATGAATGAATACATCAACATCACCCTTATCCATTATGTGCTTTTGAATATATTCTCTACCATCTATACCATTTGATGTAGTATCCATTGGTGAATCAAACATACCATGCAAACAAAGTGCTATCTTCATTTTAATATATTTTTAAAAAATTCATTATACTTTTTCATTACGATATCTTCCGAATTAAATTGCTTTACATAATCCAAATCTATATGAAAATTTTTATTATATAGTATATCATATAATTTATCCGCATATTCTTCAGTTCCATCGACAATGTATCCATTCTTACCATCTTTTACAATATCAGTTGATATATTAGTTGCAAATGATACTAATGGTGTTTCATTTTTAATACATTCAACAGCCATCATAGGCCCAGCATCAGCTAGTGTAGTTAATGCAAATACATTAGCGTTTTTATAAACCTTAGATAATTCTTTTCTAGTTGGTATATATCCAATATATTCTACTTTAAATTTAGTATCTAAATCGGATTTAGGTCCTATTTGATGTATTATAATATCGTTTGGATTTTTTACTTTTTTATAAAGCCACTCTAATATATTTTCAAAATAAGCTTTACCTTTTCTAACTCTTTGTGGTTGTGTTGTTCCCCATAGTATGTATTTTTTATCACTATCAGTTTTTTTATAATCAGTATCAATATCAATTTCTTCAAATGGGAACGGAATCAATTCAGATTTTATATTTTTAAGTTCGCTGTTTTTTAAAACATTATATGAATTGGTAGAACCAACTATTATGGTCGAATCCAACGATTCCCATAAATCACGTCTATCTGAAACAATAGCACCATCCATATCATCTTCTATTTCTGGGTAATTTGAACTATTACCAAACATCCAATGGCTCATTGTTATTGTAACGAATTTGCTGTTGAATTTTTCACATATCATTTTTGTTAAAAAGGTTGGAAAATCATTACCAGACAAAAATAGTACTTTATGTTTTGGTATAATACTAATCAAATAATTTAAATTTTCTGGACTTGGTTGTACAAATTCCAAAAAATCTTCCGAATCTATTTCTTGTTTGGTATGCGTAAATAAAGGTAATACTTTTATTTTTAAATTATCAACTTTTTTTAAGCATTTGTAAAGTATATAGTTTCCACTAACTGAATTTTCATAATCCAATGTACCACATACAAATAAAACATCATATTCCATTTGGTACAAATTTTATAAGTTTAGATTGTAATTTTTTCATAAATGAAATTTCAATATCGGTAGCTCTTTTAGTGTATGTTCTATCAGTTATATTAAAATAAGTTATTGTATCATCCACTATTTCAGAATTATCTTCAATCCATTGAATTCCAATTGGTAATTCAAATTGTTCTAACATTTTTTTCTTTTCACCATTTGCCGTTACAGTAAATTGAGGTAACATTTTATCAGTTAAGTCCTTTGCAGGTGCTCCTCCGTAAATATGATTTGCTTTCATATCCTTTGTAACAACACTACCAACCAAAGCCATAGCACCATCTTCAATTGTTACAGGTGATACTATACAATGTCCTACCAACCAAACATCGTTTCCGATTACCATTGGTTTTGTAATTTCGGTATAATTACATCCAGCCAATGGGTCACCCCATCTAGCATGAGACCACAATTGAGAATACGCACCTACTCCAAAGTTATTTCCAATTGTCATACCACCAATACTATCAATAATAGTACCTTGTCCAATCCAAGCATTATGACCTATCTTCATTGGATTGTATCCGTGAAAATTACAATGATGGTGAACTTTACAATAATCACCTATTTCAAAATCATCTAATATAATTTGAACAGAATCTCCAATATATGTATTATCACCAATAACTACTCGTTTAGCATTACCATTCAATCCTCTAATAGTTGCTGTTGGTGAAATTACAACATTTTTACCTAATATTATCTCGTCAGCCTGTATGTTCATTATTCTATTACTTTGTTATCTTTGAAAACAGTGAATTCAGTTAAATCTCTATAACCATTTAATTCACCTTGGTCTGAATTATGTATTGCTAAGTTTTGGAACATTGCCAATCCATGTGCTGCTTGTTGTGGAGTCATATACATATTCCATCCTAAGAATGTAATATCATCATCTTTGTAATACTTCTCACTTCTACCTTCGTAACGAGCTTTCTTAAACCAATCAGCTGCCTCAGCGTTATCAGTTAAAATCATACCACCTTTCCAAATTGGAAGAATCTTTTTAATATGAAATGATAGCCCCATAAATGTTCCGGGCATATACATATCTTTTGTTAATCTCTTAGCCGCATCCCAAATTGGATATGGCTTCAATTGATATGCACCCACCCAATGATTTGTTTCAGGTCTTTTATCAAAGATAACTTCACCCCCAGCGTGTATAATTGATTGCGGTACTGATAGATAAGTTTTAGATGGAATGGTTACCTCTTTAACTTCATTGTACTTACAAATTAAGAATAGTGCATTAGTGCAACTATCAACTGAAATAGCGTAAGGTGCTCCAGTGTAATTAGCTATTTCTTCTTCGAACATTCGTACTACTTTGTACGGGTTGTGTAACATTGGCATAATTAATTATTTTCTTTTATAATTTCAATACATAGGATATTCTTATCATTTACCATAACAAGCCTACCATCTTTTGTTTCAAACTTTGTAAACTGACCTTGCTTTATTGAATCAGTATCTACTCCATTGAAAGTTCTTTTTTCTCCACCAACAAAGTGTAGGATTTTAGAAACATATTTTCCTTTTGCGGTTATTGAACTCTTTAAGCTAACCATTTTGTTTTTCAATTTATAGTATGTAAAATTATCATCCCTACCACTCACTTCAAATCCACAACTAAGGAATAATTTATCACTAGCAATATTACCATGCTTTACTTTAGCGTATGCAGTTGGCCATATAGCCATAGCGGATTTTATCATAAACTTACCAACTCCCATTCCAAAAAAATCAGGATGTGTACATACTCTAATATCATCTTCAATCACACCTACATACCCGGCGGGCTTACCATCTAATAAAGCAATACGATAGTGTTGTGAATTATCTGTCATATACTTTATTTGTTGTTCTTCGGTAATTGGTGTTGTTTTGAGAAATCCATCAATTACTCTACCATCCATTCGAAGCTTTCTAACAAACTCCCAATATTCTGAACTACATGCTACTATTACCATATACATATTTTTTGAATGTCCTGTCCACCTCTATAACCCCAAAATGCCTCTAAGTATCCTCTATGAGTTGGCATGTTCATCATCGGAGTAAGACACGTTCCAATATCAATATAGGAATTATTGGGAAAATCTCTGAATAATTCATATACTGCCAAGTTGGTGAATGTTGAAGCTGAAAATAAGAATACATGATTTGTGATGTTATTCTCTTTAATCCATTGTCTAATAATTTCAATTTTATCATAATCGTTTACAAATGCGTTATATCCTACTCTAAAATCTTTTTTAATGAATGGTAGTTTTGATGTATCTGCACTTTCGTGCCCAACAAATACACAATCTTTACTATATAAAATAGGTAATGTTTGGAATACAAATTGTGGATAGTTTCCATTTACCCATAAGTTTGCCCATGTCAAACTCTCATCATCACCACCATGTAAATCTATCTGAAAATCAAATGCTTCTTTACCTACACAACAACTACAACTAATACCTTTGTAATAATTTGGCTGTCTATGTTTGTACGCTTCAATTAATCTGTTATACGATTCACCATGTTGTTTAGGGTCATAGTGTTTGAAATCGGCAGGTTGATAAACTCCACCTTCTTTTTTATCACCAATCTGAATTAGTCCTTTATCTAATACCAATTCTTTATTTTGAAGTATATAAAGTTCACCATCGGAATAACGAGCAAATCCGAAATGCTCATCGTTTCTAATCATTTCGGTGAACTTAATAAAATGTTCTCTAAAGTTCTTCATCTAATATCTTTTTAATCTTTTCAGCTGCTCTACCATCTCCATAAGGACAAGGTTTACAAATATACGAATTATTTTCTAATTCACCAAATAATTCAGCCAGTTTCTTTGGGTCTTCACACATATAAAGATGACCAGTTTCGATACCTTCAGGTCTTTCGGTTGTTTTTCTACATACTATTACTTTCTTATTAAAAAAAGAACCTTCTTCTTGCAATCCACCACTATCAGTTATAACCAATTTACAATCTCTAAGAAGTTTAATTGTTTCATCGTGTGTTAATGGTTCTATAACATCCACATTATGTAGTAAATGCTTACATTTCTGAACGTTTGGATTCGGGTGGATAGGTAATACGAATTTTAAATTTGGATACCTTATTGCTAACGCATTTATCTCTCTGAACCACTCGTCTAACCAATGATGATTTTCTCTACGATGCATTGTTACTAAAATAGTATCACCATAAATACCCTTCTCATATTTGGTAAGATTATCCAATACAGTGTTTCCAACTATATGAACAATACCTTTTACTCTTTCCGCAATTAAGTTATCAGCTGATAGTTGTGTTGGTGCAAAATTCACATCTGCTAAACGAGCTATCATCTGTCTATAACCTTCTTCAGGATATGGGTTTTCCAAATCGTAGCTCCGTAACCCAGCTTCCATATAATAAATTGGAATATCTCTATGATAAGCTGCTAATGCACATCCAAATGCGGATGCTGTATCACCTTGTACCAATACACCACTAAATTTATATGGTGGGAATTCTGATATACAAGATGCTATAACATTATCTAACCTACCACATCTAAGTGATTGTGCAATTGGAATTTTATAATTTACTGAAATATCATTTAATAGGTCTTCATGCTGACCTGTAAATAATAATCGGTACTCCTTCTCATCCATTATATCGATAAGAGGTTTTACTTTTAACCATTCAGGTCTAGTTCCGAAACATATTAATAGTGGTTTATTTTTCATTTACTAATTTCCAACCTTTTTGTCTTTGTTCGTTAAAATACTGATTCATCAATTGCTTGAATGGAGTACCATCTACACTTCTTTGGTTCGATTCCCAAAGTGAGTTAGCATCACCACCATAAGTTGCACCTTTAGTACTTCCCCACATTTCTATATCAGAACGAGGGTGTGGTGGTACATACGTTTTAATTCCAGCATACTTTTGTAGCATATAGGAGAAGTGCATATCTTCACCACAGGTATTATATTTAGGGTCTGGTAATTCTCTAACCATAATAGGTAACCACTCTCTCTTAAAGAACCAACTATGTCCTACTAAATCAACTTCTACAGTCCTATCATTATTACCCAAATCAGGCCATCCAAATCTTAAGTAATGTTCATAGTATGATGAATGTTGTGGTGGTAATGGATTTAGATAAAGTAATCCTACCGTTCCCAGCAATCCTTCTTTCTCTTTCATTGTGTTCATACAATTCTCTAACCATTTTTTACCAGGAATTGTATCATCGTCAAATACACATACATAAGGATTTCTAGCGTTCATAGCAAAGTAAAATCTTGCCCACACTCCGAAGTTGTAATTACAATATGCAACAGGAACTTCCGTACCAATATCATAATTAATCAAATCATTATCGCCGGGATTATTGTACCATACTAATATCTCATCCGGCGGTAATGTTTGATTTTTGAGAGCTTCTATTTGTTCATTTAGATTCTCCCCTCTTTTGTAACCATTTAAAATAACTGTTATCATATATCTAATGCTTCTTTAATATTTTCTGTCCAAACTCTTTGTGAGTAACATTCTTCGTATCTCTGCTTTGCTGTATTGGAACATTTATCGTAAAACTCTTTATCTTCTCTTAACATAATTGCTAACTCTCTAGCACTCTCTAAATCATTAACCAATACTGATGTATGTGGGTGACATAACATTTGGGTATCCACGTCCATATTTCCGATACAAGGAATTCCAAAGTATGCACAATTAAGAGCAAATGTACCAGCTGCTACCGTTGGCATCATGTGAACACCGTATTTAAATGTTGATAAATTCTGCATCCATTCTCCCCACATCATACGGGGTAAGTGAGTTAGGTTATCCATATTATCTTCACCAATTCTCATAGCGTGTGATGTTTGTGCCCAAATAGGTACTTCAAAATTATTAGCTATGATGTAACTTTCAAATCCACCATACCATCTTGCGAAGTTACCACCTATAATTGCTTTATCTTCTTTTGTAGGTACTATATCTTTGATTAGAGTATCAATCATTAGTGTACCAATAGGTCTTATGGGTTTGTTTGGAAATAATCCTTTATAATACATCACATCCGAATCATTGTGAGTAAAGATTGAATCGCAAGATTGTAAGAAATTAAAGAAGTAAATTTGGTCTGCTATTTCATAATCGTTATACCACCAATGAGGTCCTTCTTGAACATAGTGAACTGAACCATTACCTTTTGCTTTAATCCTTTCAACTATATCTTGCCTCAATAATTCTGAAACTGGATTAGTACCTCTTACCAATGTACTACCTTCCGAACTTAAAAATGTTTTACCTTTCGGAAATATGATGAAGACATGGTCATAACCTGTCAAATTTTTATCAGAACCAAATAGATGGAGATTATAATGGTCAGCATCTAAAGCATGCATCCAAGCAAACTCCGTTCTCATATTTGGATGATTAGCTGGAATCTTACCAACAAATCCCATTTCGGTAAGGAAAGCTATCTTAGATTGTATCATATAAAGCGTTTTGTTTTTCTTGTCTTTCAATCTGCTTATGATGATATAAACAATATTCTTCTTCTTGTGGTAATACTGAAAGTGTGTTGTATCCTACAATTCTTTCATGTACATTACCTTGCCATTCTATTTCAGATGTCCTACGATAGATACGGGTTTGATAATCTGGAAAGTTTACCCATCCTTTTTCATCCACTTTCCATCCCCATTTTTTAATATGGTCTGGCGTCAATCCTTCTACCGTATTAATTCTTGGTACAAAGAAAAGGTCTACTTCTTTGTTCGATTCTAAAAAATATTGTAAATTTTCTACTAAGTATTCAGATGGCATTTCATCAGCATCTATCTGAAAGATGAACATACCATTTGCATGGTTTTTCAAATTATTCTTATAAGATGCAAAATCCTTATTAAGAGGAAATCCCATAACTCTAACATTCGAATGAAGTTGAGTTAATATAGTTAAATAATCTTTTACTTGAGATGTAACAGAATCTGAATCATATTGTACTAATATTTCATCATCTTTTTTTAGCCTAGGATGTAGGAAATTTATAAGGTTTGTAATTTCAATTAATTCGTTGCAAACCGTAATTGCGTAAGTAACATTTATCATAGATACAAATATAACATTTTTTTCTTACATTACCAAATCTATTTCAGTAATATATTTGTATATATAAATATAAAGTTTTTGAGTAAAGCATAAAAAAATGGGTAACTTTTTTAAGAATTACCCATTTAATTTATTTTATTTTATATTATGCTATTTTAACCCAAGATGCGCCATTATAATACATCAAGTCACCTCTATCACCACCCAATGATTGTGATACTACCAATGTTCCAATTGCTGCAGTTATAGTTGCTGGTGCAGTATTACCTGCCCATAGTGTACCTCTTATTCTAGCTGCTGCATATATATCTGCCGAACCACTTAATTCCAACGTACGAGTGGTTGAATCAAATGTAAGCGCAGATTCAACAACTCCAGTTGTAACTACACCATCATAAGTAATAACTCCATTATTAGCTGTACCACTTAATGATAATAATCCAGTTGTACCAGACGTTCCAGATGTACCAGATGTACCTGCTGTACCACCACCTCCGGTTATACCAGAACTTCCGTTTGTTCCCGATGTACCGGATGTTCCATTAACACCATTACTACCAGTACCACCGGATGTACCAGATGTTCCGGAAGTTCCATCAGTACCGGCAGAACCATTAACTCCATTTGTACCAACACCAGATGTACCAGATGTACCGTTAGTACCAATACCATCTACTCCACTTGTACCAGATGTACCAGCCGGTCCATTTGTACCAGATACTCCACTTGAACCACTAGTACCATTAGAACCAAACCCCGATGAACCATTTACTCCCGATGTTCCATTTGTACCGGCAACTCCATTTAATCCATTAACACCAGAAGTTCCAGATGTACCACCTCCGCCTCCACCTGTAATTGTAACAGTAACTTGGCCACCACTATTATTGGTAACGGTTGCACCACTAAATACTATTCTATTTACAGAAGGAACTATTGTTGGTATTCCATCCTGTAATGTTAATGCACTACCCAATGATGATGTTGCTACTTGTAAATTATTTTTACTCGTATTTCCACCAACCCAAACATATCCTTGTCTTAAAGATGCGGTCATAGGTCCATCTATATCCAATGAGCCAGTAATTTGTACAGCGTTTGTTGTTGCTACAACTGAACCAGTTGTTTTAAATATACCATCGGTAGTTGCAGTTCCACCACCAAACGATGAGGTTGCTACCAATCTAGCTCTATTACCAGCACCACCAACCCAAGTATATCCACTTGATAATGAAGCGGTAAATGTACCAGATGCCGATATATCACCCTCTACTAATAATAAACCCCCATCAAATTGAAGATTACTTTCTACATTAAACCCAACAGGCGCTGCATTATATGTTATTACTCCATTAGGTGTATTTCCAGTTATAGTTGCACCTGCACCACTTGTTCCAGATGTACCAGAAGTTCCAGACCCACTTGTTCCAGAAGTTCCGGATGTACCAGATGTTCCAGAAGTTCCGGATGTACCAGATGTACCTGCACCACTTGTTCCCGATGTACCGGAAGTTCCACTTGTTCCCGATGTACCGGAAGTTCCTGCAGTTGCATTTGTTCCTGATGTACCAGAAGTTCCTGATGTGCCCGATGTTCCAGAAGTTCCTGATGTACCAGAAGTTCCAGAAGTTCCTGATGTACCAGAAGTTCCTGATGTACCAGAAGTTCCTCCGCTTCCAGATGTACTATCGATTCCAGATGTACCGCCACTTCCAGATGTTCCATTAATTCCAGATGTGCCAGAAGAACCAGATGTACCAGCCTGTCCCGTAGCACCTTTTGTATTTATACTCCAAGAAGTATATGTACCACTACCACTCACACCACCAGTATCAATATCAGCTGTGAGAAGTCCGTTTGCCGAATTATATGTTAATACAGTAACATCTAATTTATTAGTTGCAGTATTAGCTACTATCATTTGTTGACCAGGTGTCCAAGACAACCCAGTTCCTATTGTAATTGAAATAGTATCACTATCAGTAAGTGTAGTTAAATTTAAAGAGTTTGATGATGTTGATTGAAATAAATCACCTTTAATTCCAGATGTACCAGATGTACCAGATGTACCGCTTGTTCCAGATGTTCCACTAGTTCCACTAGTTCCAGATGTACCTGAACTTCCCGCAGTTCCTGCAGTTCCCGTTCCAGATGTTCCACTAGTTCCACTTGAACCGGATGTTCCGGATGTGCCACTTGAACCGGATGTACCAGATGTTCCACTCGTACCAGCTTCTAATAAGCTTTCCAGATAATCTAAATTATTATCCATCTCCCCGGCGGTAAGTGGAGACCCTTTTGTTAGACGTTTAGTTAATGCCATTTTATATTACTCTTTGTATATTTGAATGTTATACGAATAAATATAAATAAAAGGTAAAAAGAGGAATAGGAATAACTATTTTACATACTTTAGAAAAATTTCTTTCTTTATCTTCACTTCCTCTATACTTTTTATATTCTGTAGCAGGTATGTTCTATATGGTGTGGGGTTTTGTGCGTATAATCTGCTTCTTTTTACAAATTGATTAAATATCTTTTTACCATCTTTTGCATCAAGTACAATTAATTCTTCCAACAATTCTGCTTTTCTTATTTCTTCTTCACTTAATCCGGCCTCAAATAATTTTACTAACCATCTAAAGAACAAAAGAGGTTTAATTAAACTTATTTTTAAACAAGATACTACTTTTTCAGGAGATATACCAATAACAAAAACTAGCGCCGTTTCAACTCCCTCTAAACTCTTAGTTTTCCCATCCACATATTTATAACTTTTAATTCTGTATATATTTCGTGGTCTTATCATTGTCTTCGAAACAATATTTTGAGACTCTATTAATGGCTTATATTCTAAAGAAAATGGCATTTACTAGATTTTATTTAATTTAGGTATTTGCATTTTAGATGCATTGAATGGAACATATTGAGGCTGCTTCTTTACATAAGTATCCATCAATTTTGTAAATTTATCATGCATATTATCTAAAGTAAAATGTTTCAAAGTATTTTCTCTTAAACCTTTTGATTGTTCTAAATAAGAATCATATTTGTTGAATACATCGTAAATCTTATTTGCTGCATTTGAATAGTTTACAGTAAACCATTGTGCTTCTTTCATACAAAATTGGTCAGCTGCCGATTCATCTACTTGAGTTAAACTACCTTCTAATAAAACTGCATGTTCTGCTGGTAAGAAATCCATTTGTCCACTCCAACCACTAGCTAATATTGGTTTACCGGTTAATGTAAACTCAGCCATAGGTCTACCATACCCCTCACCTTTAGCAAATGAAATCATTGCTTTAACTTTAGGATGATGGTATAAGTTACTCATATCAGTTTCTTCCATATCACCATGTAATAGATATACAGATGGACACTTATCCCCAAATGATTTTAATACTTCATCAATTTTTTCTCTAGTTGCTTCTCTATCAATTACACTAAACCCAGCGTGAGATGTTTTAACAATAAGACCTGGTCTTTTATCTTTTGGTAGATATTGAAATACCGTAGCGAATGTTTTAATTGCCATACCAATATCTTTTCTATCCTGTCCTAAAGAACCTTTCAACCAATGTCCAACAATAAGGAAGTTGAAATCTTCTTTTACATTTGCCAATACATCTTTACCACTTCCTTTAGAAAATATTTCAGTATCAACTCCTTCTAAAAGAACTTCGATTGGAGTAGCCGTTTTAATCTCACCAACGATTTCTCCGGTTGCTTGGTCTTTTTGTTGATATACAGTTCCACCTAAATTTTGTTTTGTAAAGTTAGATGGTACAATGATTAAATTCATTTTATTAGAACCATCAATAAAATCTTTTGGTGCAATAGTAGTTTCAACTCCAGCAGTTACACCGATATTGTAGTGTCCTTTTGGCTCGAATTCATTAGCTACTGAAACTTGCATAAAAATATCAGGCTTTTGTCCAATTTCTCCTATAACTCTGTCTAACATCCATCTACCAAATTCACTTTCACCATCAACTTGATTTTGTGGAGTATTACCCCATCTCAAAGGTATAATTTTAATATCATACTTATCCATCTTGCGTAGGGATTTCATTAAATCTCTACAATGGTCACCGTAACCACTACGAGTGAATATAGGTCCTTGAAATACTAATGTTGGTTTCATTTATATAACTTATTTAATTTTAAATACTTCGAATCTTTCTCTTGGTTTCCAATTTTCAAAAACCGATTCGATTCCGTTTTCTAATTGCTGAGACATATTTGTATGTGTTAATCCCATCTCTCCGATAAACGCTTCTCTACCTATTAGTGCGTTTGCTTTACGAACTTCTTTTGGTATGTTGTACATTTTCTCAATTGCTTCAGCAACTTCCTCTATATCAACTCTATCATCCCAAATGTATGGTGTTGGTACTGAACCTGCTAATGCCAATGCTCTACTCCAAACGGGTAATGCCCAAGGACCAGATTTAGCTTTTCCTTCCCATTGTCTCCATTGGTGAAGTGAACCAATCTCAATGTAATCATCGGCTGTTAGTAATTTACCATCAACTTCAAATCCACATTGGTCTTGCAGCCCACCAGTTACGTTTACAATAATTGGAGTTCCGGCCATTACCGATTCCGCAGTTGCTAATCCAAACCCTTCGTTATTAGCAATATTAATGGTTGCATCTGCTATATTATAATTCCAATTCAATTCATGTTGTAATCTTCTCTTTTCTGAAAATATAATATTACAATTAGGTGCTACTGCATCGATTACTGCTGGTAAATCCGTTCCGTTTTCATCAACGGGCTGTGTGTGCATTAACAATACACATTTATCCGCTTTTTCTTTACCAATCTTATTACAAAACTTTTGGAAAGCTACGATAACATCTGCAGGTTGTTTTCTACGAATATTTCTATTACTCCAATACAACACAAAATCATATTCTTTATCACCTAAAATTTCTTTACGATATTCAGCAGGTACATCGGTTGGTTTATATAAATCGGTATTAATACCATGTGGTACATAACTCACCTGCCAATCCTTTTTAGGTTTCCAAGTTGGTTTAGTATCCAATGCTGATAATCTTTTGATGATACCATACGTTTGACGAGAGATACAACCAATCCAATCACAACTCTCATAGTAGTTACGATTGTACAATGGGTCTGGTAAATCATCCCAAATTGCGTAAAATAGAATTGGAACATTCTGTCTGATTTCATGTTCGATATCATATAACCATGTCCAATAACGAGGGTCAGTAAAGTGTAAGATAGCATCCGGTTGCTCTGAATTGATTAATTGTCTAATCAAATCTGCATTACCATATCCATTCCAAGGAAGTATTTTTAGAGAAGCATCTTCTACTCCATAGTTTTTTTGGATATCTTCACTTAAATCTAAAATCTTTCCAGCTTCTGGGTGATTAATTGCGGCTCCTACTTGAAACCAATCATATTTGTGTATAGTACCTAATACTAACTCTTTTGACATTGTGGCGATACCACTTGCCATTCTTAAATCATCTGAAAGTAACAGAATCTTTTTCTTTGCCATAACGTATTAATGTTGTTAAAATTGTGAACCTGATATTTGTAGTTGTAAGTATTCATTCATTTCTTTTCTAAAATCTTCATCTTTAACATATCTTTCAACTGTTCTATTTACCAGCTTTTGTAATGTTACATCCGAATCAAAGGAAACTTTTTTAAATGATGAATACACATCTTTCAGTATTTTCACAGTTGTAAGCTTTGTGTTTTCTTGAATCATTATTTGTGTATTTAATATATTTGTATATATAAGTATATACAAAAATAAAAAAACAATAATTTTTATCAAGGTTTTCCGTCACAATGTTTGCCTAAAAATTGACACCATTTACAATTCTTTTTGTTATTACCAGGAACTTTAGGATATGGGATATCTTTGAAGTTACCAGTATCATCAAATACGGTATCAATAAATTCTACAAACTTATCATATACTTTAGTAACGGTTGGTGTTCCACTTGATGGAACGTGTTTGGAAATATATGGAATCGGAAACGCACTATCTTCTGGCAATTTCCTTCTCATTATCTGATACTCTACTTTAATTTTTGTAAGTGGAACATTAAAAAGTTCTGAATAGTACTTTTTGTATAATAAGATTTGTGAATTTTTAAGTTCATCTGCTTTTTGATATTGATTCCATCCTTGTGTAGATGTTTTCAAATCTACAATTATTATAGTATTTTCTGCCAAATCTCGCATTACGATATCAATAAACCCAATAAAGTTTACACCTTCTTTGATTTTAGCATTAAGTGGAATTTCAATACCAACCAATTCGTATCCTGATTTTGAATAGAATTTACTGCAATATTTCTTAAACCAAGTTAAGATTCTTCTACCATCTCCATAGAATTCTTCCAATTCAATTTGTTCACAAGGAGTTCCTTCCGATAAAAGGTCTTTTTCTTTTGTATAGTTTTCTCGCATCCTTTCAAGCAATAACTTATCTAAATTGATTTCGTCTGCTTGTTTTTTAGATACACCATACATAACTGAAAGATATTGTTGGATTGTTTCGTGCATAGCCGAACCAAATATAGTGTGAACATTACCGGAACTTTCACCCAACTTATCTATGTAATTTAACTTATATTGTTGTGGGCAACTGCTCCACATTGAGTACTGTGAAAATGATACTTTAGCCATTATGTTATTTTATTAAGTAAAGATACGAAAAATACCTCAGATTACCAAATTAAACTTTAAGTTTTAATTTTGTAATTAGCTTCGTATCCGTACCATACGCCTCTGCAATTTTTTTTATTTCCTCTCTACCTGAGGTACTTTCATATAGTATATCCAAATATTCAGATGCGTGTTTGGTAGAAACCTCATACCATTTAGCAACCAATTCAATTAGCCAATCGTCATAATCTTTTACCGATTTGCCCTTCATATAACGAAGATATGTCTTACCCTTTGGTACAACACCAATAAGTGCTTTATAAACCGCTCTAGGTGGGGCTTCTTGGATATATGGTTGTATTTCGGCTATAAGTTCTATCCATTCCGGATTCATAGACATATACCGAATTATTAACCAATTACTCCAAGTTTTTTTATCGGCATCATCTAATTTATCCCAATAGTTAGGGTCTTGCTCTTTTGTTACCGCATTGATATGGTCAAATAGTCCTTTTGGCATATTATTGTTCTTCTACTTTTAAACCCGGAGGTAATAAATCATTAAGTACTTCACCACAATCTCCACATAGAAATAATTCTACTGGTAATGTTTCATCCTTTGGTTTTCCAGTTAATAACTTAGAAATTCTACGGAATCCAAAACCTTGTACAAAAATCTCACCACCACATTTCTTACACGCAATTGGTTCTGTCTTTTCTAATTCGATTTTTACTTCTTCTCTTTCTCCGATTGGTTGCCCACCTGCTCCTAAAATGTTAGCCATTATATAATATTTAAAATTTGAATTAATGTTGCCGCTGCAATAATTTCTTTATCAATTGCAACCGCTGATTTAGCAACTCCATCACCCAATACTAATATTACATTTGCAGTATTTTCTCCTGCATATTCATCTACCTTATCATATAGTAATGTAAATAAATCAGTAAAATCAGTTGTTTTGGAATCAAGTATTGCCTGTCTTACGTTCATATATTTGTTTCGTTTATCATCCTTTGATTTAAGGATATCCAAAACTTTCATCTTATAATCATTCTCTAATAAATTTTGAACATCTACTTGCAATCTACCTTTAAGAGAGTTCAATTGACAAGTATTGATTATCTTACGAATATCTGGATAAGAAGAATCTATTATTGGAACTAAATCTTTTGGGTCAAACTCAACCGATTCCACTTTCAAAATCTTACTCATTTGAATTGCTACATCTTTTTTAGTAGGTGGAGTTATTTGAAATGTTTGACAACGGCTTTGGATTGGTTCGATAATCTTTTCAACGTAATTACAAGTTAAAATGAAACGGCAATGCTTACTGAATGTTTCCATTAAGTTACGAAGGATTGCTTGTGCGTTTGGAGTCATATAATCAAACTCATCTAATATAATGATTTTGTATTTTTTGAATCCCATAGATGATGCAAAGTTTTTTACTTTGTTTCTTACGGTTTCCACATTGTTTTCATCCGATGCATTGATAATCATGTAATCACACTCAATTGCTTTTATAATTAACTTTGCAAGTGTTGTTTTACCAGTACCCGCTTTGCCAAAAAAAAGTAAGTGTGGTATATCTCCATTATCAATATATCCCGCAACTTTATTTTTAAGATGCTCATTCCCAACATAATCCTCTAATTTAGATGGCCTATATCGTTCCACCCAAAGTGAGTGATTTACTTGTTCTTCTTCTTTTAATTCAAACATATTTTTATTTTTTATTTACCAGTTGAACCAAATCCACCTTCACCTCTTTCTGAATTCGAAAGTTCATCTACTTCGTGAAATTCAATTTGTGGATGTGGGATAATCATAATTTGTGCAATTCTATCACCTACTTTATAGAAGTTATTTGATGTATCTTCCGTATTTTTTGTTTCATCATAAAAACGGTCACCGCCAAATACTTTATTAAATGTAGCTTGAATTTCACCTCTATATCCACTATCAATTACTCCAACCGAATTACTTAATTGTAAACCAGTCTTTCGGATTGATGAACGAGGGAATACCAATCCAACAAATCCATCTCTAATTTCCATAGCCAATCCCGTACCATACGTTATTTGTTCGGGTGTATCTTTGATGATTTCCGTTGCTACTAAATCCATACCAGCATCACCTTCTTTAGCGTAAGTAGGAATTACTGCATTAGGCTTAAGCCTCTTTATTTTCACTTGCATTTTCAATAGTTTTAAAAGCTTGTTTTTGTTTATTTCTTAATTCAATACCTTCATTAGTAAGTTCCCTTGCAAATAGTTTGAATACTTTACCAGTCTTTCCATTCTGAAAAGTTATGTATGAATTCTCAACATTTGTAATTGTAAAAATTACTTTAGGGTCTTCATTTTTATCCGATTCATTATCTGTCCATGCAAATATTTGTGGTTCATCTTCATCAAATTGAAAACACCATTCACAATCTTCATACTTTTTTTGTGATAATGCAATTGTTGGTTGTAATTGTTCAGATTGTTCTTCAATCTTTACTTCTTCTTTTTTTGTTTTTTTAGCCTTTGCCATATTATTTTATTTTATCTTACAAATATACGAAAAAAAGTTTAGAATTCAAAAAACTTTTTTGCGTTTTGAGAATCGGCGGATGCCATTTCCCATTTTAGAGCGTTATAGAAATCAGTTAATTTGTTTTCCAATTCCGCTTTATAAATTCCATCTCTATCAACATATTGTTCTACAAAATCCATAATCTCTTTTGGGTCATTATAATCTCTGAATGCCAATGTTTCTATTCCCAATGGATTACTTTTAAGATATACCCATTTAACTTTTTCACCATCTCTAATTGGTTCGTACTTAAACGGGCATTCAAAGAATTTCAATAATCGGTTATAAGTGATACCGGCTTTAACGTGTGCAGGAGTTCCTTTTTCAAAATTAGCAATAGCTAATCCACTATCCTTTCTCCACTTACCTTTATCATATTTAGTTAATTCTTTAATAGCCCCACCTTTGGCGATTTTATTAATACGAAGATTTGGTAAACTCTTTTTAAATTCCAAAAGTGATTCATTTATTTCTTCGTTTGTTTTACCCATTAGGATTTCTTTTAACATCTTAGCCATAAAATCCTGAAATGCTTTGGGGAATGATGAACGAACTACATCCAATCCTTTTACATCCAACTTATCACATGGAATACCATTCTTTAAAATCATCCATTGGGCATATCGTTTCTTTGCTACCCAAAATCCTGCTTTACTGATGTATTCTTTCTTAATTTCAAAACGATGTTTTTCTTTTGGGATACAAAAGAATCTTTCCGCCAATAAATTATAAAATGAATTTAAGAATGATTGAGTTTCTTCTGCAATTGTATTTACTTCAGCTGCCATTCTAGTTTGGTCAAATGTTTTATATTCAGGATATCTAAACTTAACCAACGGTTCAGCCATCATATAAATTGAATCAGTATCAATGTAAACATTATAGTCTTCTTTTGTACTAAGTTCTTTTTGGTATTTAAGATTTGCCATTTCTGCAGTTTTCTTAATCACAGTTTGACCGGTAATAGTAACAGCTTCTGCATTATCAATATCATAGAATCTAAACGCAACAAGTCCTAACACACCATACATTGAGTTCAAAAGAATCTTTTGTACCAATTGTCTTTTACCATAGAATTCATATTTTTCAGTATCACCCGCTTCACCATACTTCGTTTCTAATTTTCTAAATTCAACTCTTTGTTTGAACCAAGTATCCAAAATATCTGCAATCAAACCGGGCTTCTTTTGAGTATATAAAACACCATTTGCAGCTACTCCTAATTGATTATCTTTAATTACTTCTTCTAATTCGGTTCTATTGTATGTAAACTCTTTTGTCTTACCAACAACAGTATATTGTCTATTTTCACCTCTAACCCAAGATTCGGGGTCCCAATCTTTAATTTTACCAACTTTAGTTTCTGGACTAATGTTTAGAGTCATAATGATTGATGGATATAGTGATGTTAAATCCAAATCATAAATCCAATCATACTTACCAACAATAGGTTCTTTAACATACGCACCTATGAATTTTTCCTCACCGGCCTCCGCTTGTTCTGCGAGTTTATCTTTGTGGTTTTTGGGTTTGTTAGGTGCTACTAATCCCTTCTTTTTGAGATATGCCAAACACGCTCCTTCCAAATATTTTGATGAAAAGATATAATCTTCGTATGGTGTGAAACCAGAATGGCAAATTGCTCTACTTAATTCAATAAATTGAAGTTTCGTATCCATTGATACAACCAACTCAACATCGGTAATATTATATTCAATAAACTTCTCTAAATCATTTTCAAATAAGTCATCCAAACTTCCTTCGTATTCAACTTTACCCCTACCTAATTCTTTTATAGCAATATGATTTAATGTGTATGAACTTTCTAAACCAAAGTTATATCTTTTATACAACCCAATATAGTCCATAATACTCACACCAGCAATACTATAACGATTACGATAAGGTGACCAATATGTTTTACCTATACAAGATAAACGATTGGCTTGATTTTCACCACACACATTTTTAATACGATTGTAAAGATATGGAACGTCAAAGAAGTCAATATTCCACCCCGTCCAAATTGTTGCGTTTACACTTTCAACATAAGTTAAGTATTTCATCAACAAATCACGTTCACTACCGAAGATATGAACATGCACATCTTTACCATCTTTTTGAAATGATTTACCATTTACTTTGCCTTTCTTATCTACAACAAATACATGATACTCTTTTGTAGCATCATCGTATGCTGCTATTGAGGTAATTTCGTTTTCAGCTTTTTCAATGTTTGGTAAGCCAGTAATCATTTCAACCTCAATATCAAATGTTAAAACAATATGCCCTTTAGATGGCACATCATCTTGATATAGGTCAACCAAAACTCTTGTGGTTTCTGGTACATCTGATTCAAACAATTCTTCACCACTATCTTTTTCCCATTTAAACACTTTAGTTAAACGGTCTCCATACATAGATTCATATTGACCATTTGGGTCTTTAATATATGCGTATTTTTTGTATGGAAATGTGCGATACCCTAAAGTGTCATCCCATAAGTGAATTAAATTTCTATTTCTTTCAAAGAAAATGTTTTGGTACATCTATTATGTTATGGTTTATAAAATATAAAAATTGGTTCGTATTTGTAAAATTGTCCTTCAATCTGCATACAATTTTTCGCTTTGGATAAATCCATTCCGGTCATTGGACTCATTGTCATTCTTAATTTGCCTTTATACTCACATCCTAATTGGGTAAGTATATCAATACTATCCTGTTCTAATGGATAGAATTTATCAGGTCCAACTTTAATATCAGCGATATTCCAACAAACATATCTATCATTACGAAGATATTCATAAATTGTTGTTAGTGTTGGTCTTAAGAACCCATCTCTCCAACTTTCATAGTTTCCGAATTTCTTAAACGATTGTGTATCATCATCCGAATATCTTTCTCTATCAAAATACGGTGGTGAAGTAAATGCGAAATCTAATTTACCCTTATATTTTTGGAATCTTTCATCATCTGAAATAACTTCTGAACCCGTTGTAAATATTTCGTAGGTATTAGCGTGTCCCCAAAAAGGATTTGCCGCACCAGGTACTTTATTGTTAAAGAATTCGGCAAGATATTCGTAACGAGTTTTTCCAATTTCTTCAATGTAGTTTTCAGTATTAGGGTCATTTCCTATGTAATGAACATTTCTATCATCAAGACTCAATGCTCCTAATATTCTACCGCCCCAACCCGCAGATGGGTCATAAATGTTTATCACATCTTGCTCTTTGATATGGTCAGTAAATCTTTTGTAAAGATACTTCGCAGTAAGTGGTGGAAAGTTTACAACCGCTTGTGTACCCATACCAATACGAAATGCTGCAGTTGCTTCAGGAAATATTCTCTGTCCTAATGGATATATTTTAATCTGAATTGGTTGTTTTGGAACATCAATTAAATTATCAATATTCTCACCCCAATCGGCAGTTTTTAATGAAGATATGTTTTCATACTTTAATATACCGGCATTATACAGGTCCCTAACTTCTTGTGCGGTAATTGGTGGTGATGGAACTTTGCTATCCGCTTGTGATAAACAAAACCCATACCCTTCTTTTTTATTACCAGCTGCCCATTTTTCAATCCACTCCTTACCACTTTGAATGTGCGAGTTATGGAATTCTGGATTATCCAAATGTAAGGTTTTGGAAAAACGATACATACCATCTTGTCTTGTCAATCTTCTCATTTGTTTGACAAATTCTGGCAAATAGGTATCATCTGCAAATACATCGTATATAGATGGTTTTGGTTTATCGTATGCCGAACCACCAATTCCAGTCTTATACATTGCAGGAAAGAATTGATTTACTGGTGTTGCAAACTTATTAAAATTAAAAATAACTTCATTTCCATCGTCATCTTTTTCTTCAAACCTTTCTACTTTGTAAGTTTGTAGTTTAGAAAACTGCTCAATCATCTCGCCTTCGTCTACTCCGATACGAGGTGGTGCGCCAGTTTCATTCCAAACTCTTACTGCAAGTTCTCTGAAAAATGCCACCCACTTTTCAAAATCAGCGAATGGCATTTTGAGAACATCTTCGTATAATAAGTTTACTTCCGGTTCGTACAACCAGTCATTCTTTTCATAGAAATATTTTTTCTTATAGTTAAAACTCATTATGCTGATAATTGTTGTTCTACTAAGAAGTATTTTGCTGTAAAATCATCAATTTTGAATTCAACATGCGAAATACCTTGTGTTGATACTTTAAGTACAACTGCAGTTGCTTCTTTATTTGCGGTTAAGATTTCTTTCAAATACTTAGCAGAGAATGAAATTGGTTTTACATCACCACTATGTGATTCATTTACTACAAAATCAACTCTAGTTGAATTAATATTTGAATATCCTAGTACAATTTTTAATTGTCCTTTTTCACTTAACACAGTAAAAGTATCTACATCACTCAACGCGTTTTTAGCTTTGATAAATTTGTCAATAAACGCACCATCGAAATTGATATCAATATCAAATTCTGGAAGTTTTTTTAAATCCGGTACATTTGGAATAACTGCCAAATCTGCCAATGGATATTGAACTTTGGTAGAACCACTCTTAATGAAAAGGTTTACCGCTTTACCTTCGATTTCTTGCACATCCAATTCAATATCTTCACCAACTACTGAAAGTAGTTTTGATAATTGAGATGTTGTGTACACTCCTAAATCAGGAGAATTAAATGTGAATTTTTCTAATTCAATTTCACCTAATACAGTCTTGTCATCTGAAATAAAACGAGTAACTAATTTGTTATCTCCTGCTTTCAATGTTACCGATTCTACTAACCCACCCAAACTGTACTTTTGGATGAACCTTGTAAGTTTTGCTTTGTTCATGTTTGTTTATGTTTAAATTTTAAATTGTGAATACAAATATACGATTTTTTATTGAATAAACCAAATTTATTTTTGCCAAATCCAAATTGGTTCTCCAAATGCGTGATTTTTCGTTTCTTCCGCCTTTTCTTTCAATTCATCGGAATAATACTCCGATACCGCCATCCCAGCACCTCCGCTGTTGGGTCTTTTTGTCATTTCCATACCAATACACCCTTTATAAGATAACCCCTTAGAATGGAGGAAATCGTTCATAGAATTGACTATATCTACATACCCCTTATCAGGTGCAGAAAATACATCCGCAATATTGATTGCCAATATACCATCCTTTTTAAGTGTAGGTATAATTTTTTCCAAAGTTGTATGAAAGAACCCTTTGTTCCAATCATCAAACTTTTTATACCTAATCCAACTTTGAGTATCATCAAAGCTATATCTTTCGGTATTAAAATATGGCGGTGAAGTAAAGATTGTATCAAAGAAGTTTTCATACTCCGAATAATCTACATCTTCCGCTGCCGCTTCTAACATTTTTGCATCTTTATCTTCTTCAAAAAATGTTGTATGTTTTTTATAGAATTCAATTTGTTTTTGGTAGTTAGGATGATTACTACTATTTGGGTCTATACCTAAATAAAATTTTGTTGTTTCTCCTGCAAAAAATCCAGCCAATCGGTCACCCCATCCTGCTGAAAAATCCATAACATTAACACTCTGAAATTTATCATAGAATGCTTTTGCTATAACAGGTTTAAATTGTGATGCTACATACTTTCTTAATGTTGTTGCCATTTTCAAAGTTTCCAAATTCACATCTAACAACATTTTATCCAAAGTAAAATATGCTCTCACAATCGTTTTAATACCATCTACCGTTTGCCAAGTTTTCCAACCCGATGGCGTTCTCACCCAATCAACCTTCCAACGATTTTCTATGTGAAATGGGTTGGATGCATTATTACCTACATTAGTTCTTCTAAAATAAAATTCAGAACCATCGTAAGTTAATGGATATTTCGATACTCGTTCATTGCGTGGAAACCATTTACCTTCTACCAAAATATCTGGCCACCAAGTACCTTTTAGTTTTTTATAAGCATCTAAAGTATCTTCTTCCGTAATATTCGGAATTGGTGGTGGGTATGTGTGTAATACTTCTGAAAGTTCATCTATGATTTCTTCTTTTGTATAAGTTTTAAGAATAGTCTGCCATTCGTCTTTTTCAATACGAAGATACGGTTCCATTCCATAAAACTTTTTAAAATATTCTTTTATCATAACTTCTTCCATATCCAGATAGGTTCACAAAATGTTTTATCACCCGCTTCTTCTGCCTTTTTTAACGCTTCTTCACTATACCTTTCCTCATCCCCTTCTATAATAGAAGCTGCACCAGCACTACCAGGTCTTTTCGCCATTTCCATTCCCAAGCACCCTTCGTATTCTGCACCTAATGTTTGAATGAAATCATTCATTGGATTACAAATTTCCTTATAGCCTTTACCATCACCTTTCGATGATGCATATACATCTGCAATATTAACTGCCAATATACCGCCTTTCTTCAAAGTAGGCCATACATTTGCAATTGTTTTATGCAAGAATTCTTTATTCCATGCATCTATATTTTTGTATCTTACCCAACTTTGAGTATCATCGTATGAATATCGTTCTACATTGAAATACGGAGGTGAACTAAATACTATATCAAAGTGGTCTTTATATTGAGTTAAATCCGCATCTTCGGCAGGTGATTCTATAAAATCCGCTTTCTTTTCAGTTTCAAAGAATGAATTGTGTTTAGTATAAAATTCAGCCTGTTGATTGTAGATTGGATGATTTTCTTTTCTAGGGTCAATGCCTACATAATGTTCTCCGAATTCAGATGCAAAGAATCCACACAATCTATCACCCCATCCCGCTGATATGTCTAATACGTTTTTAGCTTCATAAAAATCGTATAATACTTTTGCAGCATTTGGTTTAAATTGTGAACAAATATATTTTCTTAAACTCAAACACACTCTTAGTTGGTTTCTACCAACTTCATCAAATTTAAGAGTATATAATCCTCCCATCAGAGTTGTCATAAACTCTTTACTTGCCCAAGTTCTTTTTGGTCCAGGTGAAACGGTACCGTCTACACTCCAACGATTTGATTGTTGGAAATGATTCGATGCATCGTTACCCGTATTTAATCTACGAATGTATTGTGGTTTACCTTGAAAATCTAAACTATATCTGAAATCGGATGCTTTTCTCGGAAACCATTCTCCTTCAGTAAATAATTCATTCCAACGAATGCCTTTAAGTGCAAGATATTCTTTTCTTGCATCATCTTCGCTAATATCCGCGTATGGTAACTCATAAGTCATACTTACCTCTGCTAATGATTCTTTAACATCATTAACATCAAATGTAAGTTTGATGTGTTTCCATTCTTCGGAATTTATGTGAAGATACGGAGTCATTCCTTTGAATTTATCAAAATATTCTAAATACATACTGTTTCTATATTTTTATTTGCAACCAATCTTAATCTAAACACAATCCCATTTATAACTCCATCTTTTTTACTAGTCCAAGTTATATCACTATCTTTTACGAATCCATATCTTTCATAGAAAAGTACTGCTCTATAATTGAATGCTCTAACAGTTAAGAATAAGTTTTCTGCATGTTGTTCTTTACAATATTCTACAAACTTATTCAAAACTTCTATCGATGCGTTTGATTTGGAATGATTAGTTGCAATTTGATGTAAAATGTAATCACCTTTCTTTTTATAAGTGGTAGCGTTTTTACTCATTCTACCATGAGATTTATATTTTCCAAAAGTAATAACAACTCCATCCTGAAGTATCATACCACCTTTTTCAATATACTTTTCCAACTTAAATCCTTGTTTATATAAGTGTGGAAATATTTCAGGATACAAATCAATGATGGTTGAAGCTTGATTAACGGCTTCTATCATTTCGGATGTACCTTTTTCGGCTTTTACAAAATTAAGCATATTGAAAGAATTTATTTAAGTTTATTTCGTCTTTATACAAATATAGTGATTTTAATTGAGATTTCAAAATATTTTTTTTGGCTTCCATCATATCACCGGTTCTACATCCTTTTGCAAAGTAAACTTTTGGTCTATATAATAGTTCGTCTGAAATCTCCCCTTTGAATGCAGCTCTTAATAGAGGTTTCATGTGCCCACCTTCTTTCTGATATAATGGTGGAATATTTAATGTGTATTCTACAAACGGTCTCCAACTATATGGAGTTCTTACCTCAACGGTTCCACCCCACATAATAGATTGATTTGTTGTTAAAAAGTTCGTTTTATGCACATCCTCTACCAATTTTCTTCTAGCCTTATCATAATCTTCAGGTCTCCAATGAAACGCTTGAATATGTCCATAACTCCCCCAAATTTCATCAGATAGGTCACCACTAAATACAACTTTGAATCCTAGCTCATTTATCTTTTTAGATAATGCTATTTGTGCAATTGCACTACCAACATTTTGCCATCTACTTTGTTCAATCACATAGAGAGTTTCATTGATAGCATCTTCAACATCTTGTTCGGTTAAAATAATTTCATGTAGTGTTACACCAAATTCTTTAGCTGCAATTCTTGCATACTTTATATCATCATTTTTAGTATCACCATCACCCATTGATACAACGAATGCTTGGATATCTGGTTTGATTTTTGAAAGTATGTATGTTGTAATAACCGAATCGATACCACCACTTAAAATTGTACAAATAGGAACATCCGATACCATTTTAACTTTTACAGCTTCTTCCATCATTGTTCTAATATTCTTAACGATAGTTTCTCTATCATCGTTTATTATTTCAGTTGGAAGTTTGTAATATGTTTTAATCGTATGTTCTAATGTTTTGTAATTGTATTCTAAAAATGTACCTGGATATATTGCCTTTACTTGCTTCTCATATAAATCTGAAATAGGCAATCCTTTCTTTTCTGAACAAAATACTAATTTATTATCATTATCAATTGCATACCACAAAGGTAATTCTCCTACATAATCTCTAACAACAAATACTTTATTAAGTTTACTATCAACTATTGCAAACGAAAACATACCATCCAAATCTTTGAATGATTCAGTTCCATAATCCAAATATGCATTTAAGATTATTTCGGTATCTGATTTCGTTTTGAATGGTGTTTTGATACTATTTTTTAGTTCTTCGGTATGAGAACTCTCCCATAGCTCACCATTATACACAATACAAACTGTCCTGTCATCATTCCACATTGGTTGATTTGCAGTTGATGACAGGTCTTGTATTGAAAGACGATTATGTCCAATGTAGAAAGTATCTACAACATCCACTTCGGAAGCATCTCTACCCCTATGAATTATTTTATTTAAATGGGTATGAGTTTGTTCTTCCGAACTAAACCAATTACCGCCTATGATTCCACACATATAACAAATTTACGAAAACTTTTTGATATTACCAATTATTTTAAATGCTCATTTATTGAATTAACATAAGCTAATTTTGAATTTACTCCCACTAATCTATTAACTTCAACCCCATCTTTTACAAATACAACAGTTGGTACTGAACGTATCCCGAATTGAGATGCTTGTTCGTGGTCTACATCCACATCAATAGTTTCAAATACCACATTGGTATATTCATTTTTAATACCTTCCATTACAGGTGCTAATGCTCTACACGGTCCACACCATACTGCCGAAAATCTTTTAACTTCTAACATCTTGTTTTTATTTTAATTGTTTATCCTTCACAACTTACACAAGTTTCATCCATTGCCTTTGCTGCTATATCACCTCTCAATACTGATTCAGTTCTCATATAGTAAAGTGTTTTAACACCTTGCTTCCAAGCTTCCATGTGAATTTGATTAATCCACTTTGGCTCTGCGGTTGCAGGGAATGCTAAGTTTAGAGAAACTGCCTGGTCAATGTATTGTTGTCTTACACCAGCTTGTCTTACTAAATCTAATTGGTTGATTTCCTTAAATGTTTTAAATACATCTTTAACTGAATTACATCTACCTTTGTGTGATTCTTCAGTCACTTCGTTACACTCAACTAATTTACCATCTAAGAAACACCACTCATCTAAGAAGTGTAAATCTTGTACCGAACCACCATCTGCTAAAATCTTATCCCAAGTTTCTTTTGTATCAAATCCAATTTTCTTTAACACCTTTTTTAATTCAGGATTTTTTCTAATAAAAGTTCCTTTTGATGTTTGTTCGGTAAATACATTAGCTGCCCAAGGTTCAATACCACTACTTACGTTACCACTTAACTTAGAGTTTGATACCGTAGGTGCTACTGCTCTCAAGTGTGTATTTCTAAATCCACTTTCTTTACACCACAGAGGTTCACCATATTCAGTTGCTAACCATCTACTCGCTCTTTCAGATTCAATCTTTAATTGAGAGAAAATCTTACGGGTTTCAAATTGAGCTTGTAATCCTTCAAATGGTAATCCTTTTTGTTGTAAATAAGTATGCCATCCCAATACACCTAAACCTAATGCTCTACCTCTTTCTGCTGAACGAACTGAATTCTCAAATCCTTTCATATTCTTAGCTCTTTGTAAGAATTCTTCTAGTACACCATCTAAGAAAATAGTAGATGTATAAACTAAATCCGTATCTTTCCACTCATCGTACTTTGCTAAGTTTAGAGAACTTAAGCAACAAACAAATGAATGTTGTTCATCGGTATGCAAAACGATTTCAGAACAAATATTAGTCATGTGAACTTTTAATCCGTTCTTCTTATACATTTCAGGATTTTGTTTGTTTACATTACCCTTATACATAATATAAGGTTCGCCTGTTGCTTTACGTTTCTGAAGTAACTTACTCCACTTTCTTCTAGCCTCAGAATCGCCTTCTTCTAGCTTCTTCATAAATCTATCACTAACTACAACACATTGATGTAAGTTAAGTGATTGTCTATTCACATCACCTTTAGGTTCTCTAATCTCTAAAAAATCTTCAAAATCTTTATGTTCGATTTTAATGTTTACCGATGCTGCTCCTCTACGAACACTTCCCTGATTCGTTGCAAGTATCGTAGAATCGTATATCTTTGCAAATGGTACAATACCATCAGATGTACCATTGCCGGTAATTTTAGAACCCGCAGGTCTAATCATATTGATACCAATACCAACACCACCACCATGTTTTGCTAACAACATTAGTTCTAAATTCTTAGAACCAATCTCATAGATACTATCGCCCACATCAATACCAAAACAAGAAATTGGTAAACCTCTATCGGTACCTGTATTTGATAATACTGGTGTTGCTAAACACAACCATCCTTTCCAAATGTAATCAAAGAACTTTGTTGCCAATTGTGGTTTCTCCAACCTTTTAGCAACTGCCGTAGCAACTCTCCAATATGCATCTTTTGGTTTTTCTCCTGCTTGCAAATATGTTTTGGATATAGTTTTTACATATATCTCATTATTACCCCAAGATGGAAAATCAACATCTACTTCCCATCCATTTTCTTCTCCGTAATTTTTCATAAATTATTTTTAAAATATATTATCCCAATTTTCACCTTCACCTGCTTTGGAATAATCAGTAGGTCTCATAGCAAAAAAATCAGTATGAGTTACGCCTCCAGTCAAATGATAAAACCAATCCAACTCCGATGCTTTTGTTTCATCAAATTCAAAATAATCATCACCACCTTTGATTGGGTTATATCCTAATTCTCCTAACTTTTCATTAACTCTTTTTGTAATGAATTCTTTTAGGTCATCTTTTTTAAGATTTTCTAAATCACCCATTTCAAATATTTTATCAATGAATTTGTGTTCTAAATCTCTAATCATTTCAGCTGCTTTGTAGATATCTGCTTTAGCTTCTTCTAATAATTCAGGAAATTCATCACACATGTGCCTGAATAATTGACAACCCATTTTTGAGTGTAGGGATTCATCTCTAACACTCCACTTCATTTGTTGCCCAATTCCTTTTAAAAGGTTTCTCATTTGGAATGAATACAATACAGCAAATGATGAATATAATGCCACGCCTTCCGCAAATGCCGAAAAGATAGCAAGTGAACGAGCAACCTCAACTCTAGCCTGATGGTTTGTTCTTAAATCTTCAGGTGACCAATCTGCGGTTGTGTTTGTTAATAACTCAAATCGTTCCTTCATTGTTTCATCATGTAGGAAACCTGCGAAATCATCTAATCCTAATGTTTCATTTAAATACGAATATGCAACTGAATGAATTGTTTCTTGTGAACCAAATGCCATTGCCATTTGTCTAATCTCATGCTTTGGAAACCATTTAGTAACCATACCAGTCCAATAATCAGATACCGCACATTCGGTTTGAGCAAATCCTAAAAGGATATTACCTACTAAGTGCTTTTCCTCTTTTGTTAAATTCTCATTCCAATCCTTCACATCTCCCTGCATTGGTATTTCGGTATGTAACCAAAACGCCTGCATTTGTTTTAACCAACCCTCATTATAGTAATCTGGGTATTCAAATGGTTTGTAGGGGATTCTATCCGTAAATAATTTGCTCATAGTGTAATTTAATTTTTGTAAGTTCTTTGGGGTGAATATAAATACAATATATACTCATAAACCTTTTATAATTACAAATATTTTTTTAATATTTTAGTCTATTTCTATTAGTGTCTATTATAACATAATGAATGGGGAGCCGTAAGACTCCCCTATCATTATTAGGCCGCTTTTCCTTCTTCCGTAGAAGCTTTCTTATAAGCAGTTACTAATTTTTTCAACTCACCAATTGCTTTTCTAGCTCTTGATTTGTTTACTTTTTTAGTTCCATTGTGTTCGGTTTCAAAGGTTGTAAAATGTCCTTTGATTTGTTCGAATAATTCTTGACTTGTTTGTGCCATAGTTTTTGTTTTTAATTGTTATCCTAATCCTGTAACTAATTGTGGTTTGTTTCCAAACGGCATAGTTTCAACATATTTTTTATGCAATAATTGCCTTTCTATTTGTCCCCCATCTGCACTTTCTTTGGTAGCCATTACACCATCCGCAGATGTTGCAGTATATACTTCTAAACTACCATGTGTTGTATCCATTTTGGCTGGGAATGTAATTCCATCTTGCCCAAAACGGTTCTTCATAACATGCACCCTAGCAGTATTACTAAGTTTATCTTTAGCTTTTCTACTCAAACTCATAATAAAGTCAGCATTCATTACTTTAGCGTATGAATCTGCTATCTTATCAGCTTCAATAACCTCACTATCGATTGCTGAACGATTTGTTTGTGATGCGGTCCAAACCGGAATTCCTAACTCACCACTCATTCCTCTTAAATCAATGTACACACCACCTTGCTCAGCGTATGTACTATCGGTTTTGTTTGAATGTGATAATAACAAATCGGCGTAATCCACAATAACTAAATCGGGCTTATTACCGGCTGCTATCATCTTTTCTAAGTGAGCCTGAATTGTTTTAGATGATGCTCCCTTTGGTGGATAGTATTTGATTTTAAGTTTACCTTTTAATCTTTTTACTTTATCCAAAACTTCATCTCTCCTTTGTGATAAATCAGATGATGCGATATGTGTAAACACAGTATCGTATCGTAATCCAACATATCCTTGTGAAAGTTCTAATGTATAGTGAGCCACAATCTTTCCAGCTTTTACAGCTGCTGCTCCTAATGCTGCTAAAACCCAAGTCTTACCAACACCGGATGGTGCAACTACAACTCCTAATTCACCTGGCCCTAATCCACCATTCATCAATTCGTTGATACATTCCCAATCAGTTGCCACCGTATCTCTAGCCGTTTCATCGTAACGTTCTTCGAAATCGGTTAAGTAATCCATACCCAAATCAGCATCAACTCCAACCTTCATTGCCTTATCAACCAACTCTTTGATTTTATCATAGTTGCCTGATTTTAGTAAATCGATTGATTGTACAATTACATTCTTTAAGTTTTGATTAATACAAAATGCTGTAAATTCATCTTTAATATATTGTAGGTCCAAACCTCCAATACTTTGATAAACTTCTTTTAATTGTGCTACGATTGTTTTTTGTAATGCTGGGTTATCAACTTTAGAAACTTGCACCTTAAATACATCCAATGATGGTAATCTATGGTAATCATTATAGTATGCTACTACTTCCTCTACAATCCATTTGTTTGCTTCGGATTCAAAGAATTTTTTGTGAATTACATCACCTAAAGTATCCAGCATTCTATCATCACTTAGGATGGCAGCTACTACTTTAGTTTGAAATGATTGTCCATATTTTGATAATGTATCTTCGCTTTGCATTTTGTGTTTTAAAGTTGTACAAATATACGATAATTTAGTGAGTTCACCAAATTATTTTACAATTATGTTTGTATAAGTTGATTTAAGCCAATCGTTTATATCTTTCCAATTTTGAAGAATTTTATACTTCATAGCGGCTTTGATGAATTCCATTTTATCAAACTTTTTGTTTGGTTCGGCAAAACGGTCATTGATTTTCAACTTTGTATTTGTATTGATATGTGGTTCTTGTAATTGCATGATTTGTCTATTTCTTAGAACATCATCTTTAGCTGCAAGTATATCTTCGTAGATTTTAGCCTCTTTCCTTTTATCTTCGCATATTTGAAATAATTCATCAAAAGTTATTTCTCTATCTTCCGATAATTCAGGAAATCTTTTAAGAACTGTCTTCAATCCACATCCTTTTACACCAGGAACATTATCCGAATTATCTCCATCCAATGTTCTAAATAGTAAAAGATTTTGCGGATATATCCCCCATTCCTGTTTAACTAGTTCTCTATTATAAAGTTTCTTTTTAGTTGGTGAATAAACAAAAGTTTTTTTATCCACTAATTGTAAAAAATCTTTATCGGTAGAAACAATATAACATTCTTCTTCTTCACTAAGTACATGCTTAGCAATGTGTCCGATTACGTCATCTGCTTCAATACCATCATATATCATTGTAGTAATTGGTAAACTATATAACAAGTCTACTAACCACACAAATTGTCTTTTCATTGAAACCTGCTCATCTTCTTCACTCATCATTTCAGGGTATTGACGATTAACCCTAAAACGATTCTTACCTCTATCAGCTTTGTATCCTTCAAATAATTCTTTCCTACCTTTAGAACCACCCTTACCATCAAAAGTAAGAACAACTCTAGTAGGATTAAATTGTCTGATTTGATATCCGATTGAATTTAATGAACCAATAACTCCACCCGTATGTTCACCATCCTCATTCATAATGGGATTGGTTGTCCAACTACGGATGAAGGTATTGAGTCCATCTATGATAAGAACTCTACCATTCCTTACCCTTTGGGCGTTTGATTCATGCTCTGTCTCAACTTCATTGAGTAATTTTTTGTATAAGTCTTTCATATTGTTTTATAACCTTTATTAATCACCAATCACCTCTGAATCTGTCACCAAATTATCAGTATCAAGTGAATCTTTTTTGTATTGTAAAATAGTTCCTTCACAAATCCTTTTATAGATTTGCTCTTTAACTTCCTGGTTGTTTTCTAATGTGGAAGGAAAATCTTTCGCTTGAAACTTAATGATTTCACCGGTATCAATATCAGTATATTCATACCATGCACCACTTTGTTTTACGATTGAATTCTCTTTCATCATACCCAACCAAGCTCCATAGTTATCAATTCCTCTGTCAAAGAAGATATCGAAATCGGCGGAACGTAACGGAGGTCCCATCCTATTCTTTACTACTTGACAACGAACTTTGATACCTACGATTCTATCGTTACCATTTTCTTTAGCCTTAATCGTTCCCATACTCTTTAATCTTAAACGAACCGATGCATGGAAAGCAATTGCTTTACCACCAGAAGTTGTCCAAGGGTCAGAGAATGGCATTGCGTTCATTTTCTGTCTTAATTGATTTGTGAAAACCAAAGTGATTTTCTGTCTACCAATAAGATTTGTGATTTTACGCATTGCTTTGGAAATGATAATTGCTTTATCCGTAGCATAACCATCTTTACCATAATCAGCTTCCATCTCCTTTTCAGTTGATGCTGCTGCTACTGAATCCACAACGATTGTTACGAATTTATCTTTTGAGTTAGTTCTCACTTTCTCAATAATAGTTTCGGTATATTCAAAACATTGTTCAACAGTCTCAGCTGCTACATAAAGTAATTTTGATGTATCTACTCCAATGGCTTCTAAGAATTCTCTACTTACCGCATTTTCAGTATCAATCAGTACAGCGATACCACCTAACTTTTGAGTTTCGGCAAGTAAATGTGCTGATACCAATGATTTACCACTTTGTTCCAATCCAGTAATTTCGGTAATTCTACCAACAGGTAAACCTCCATAAGGTCTATTAGAGATTGCCACATCCAACATTGATGCTCCGGTTGAAATCCAACCTTCTACGTTTGTAGGAGAATCATTGTTGTCCAAAAAGAATGCTACTCGTTGGTCTTTTGATTGTTTGTTAAGGGACTCCGCTAGCACTTCTGCTAAGTCCACTTCCTTAGTTGCTTTCGCCATATTAACTTATTATTTTATGAATTGAAAAGGTCATCAAATGCCGCTGCAACATCATCAACTTTTTTAGCTGGTGCTGCTGGTTTTGATGGAGTTGTATCAAATGGTACTTCATCTTCATCAGTTGCTGTTGATGATAAAGTTTGTGCGGAAACTGATTTTTCTTCGTCAGAAGCAGCTCCCGATGGATTTAACCATCCTTCTAATACATTTTTCAATTCTGCATAAGTTAATTCTGAATAAAGTTCAGTAATTTCTTTTTGAGAAGTTAAATACTTGTCCGTGTCTTCTTTAGAAGTTGCCAATGGAGTTTCCTTTGGTTTAACACGAATCGTTGTTACAGGGTAAGAAGTACCACTGTCTTCAGCCGATACTACTTCAACAGTAATATCTCTACCTTCATTTGGGTCAGTAATATCACCGTAATCAGGGTCTGCCATATACCCAAGAATCTCTTGATATACAGTTTTACCAAAGCCCCAAAATTTTACACCTTCACCTTCTTCACCTCTTACCAATACTGGTACAAAAGTTCTAAGTTTCGGCTCCATTTTTTTAGCAGCTTTCCAATCTTCCTTATCGCCCATTCTTTTAAGTTTGTCAGCAAACTCAACAATTGGGTCAGGTCTACCAAATGAAATTGGAGATAGATAAGTTTTGTTGTTAATGTTGTAGTGAAAATAAAGTTCAATAAAAGGATTTTCTTTATTGAATTTGTACGGCACCAATCGGATTGTGTGTTTACCGGGTGCTGGTTTCCAAAGTTCTACTGTGGTTCTTTGGGTGTTTTGCAGTTTGTTAAGTCTGCTCTTAATTGCGTCTAAGTTAATAGCCATGTCTTTTAAGATTTTAAGAGTTTAAGTTTTATGGTTTTATTTTGGTGAGTGTCCTTCACCTCCGTTACATTAATAAATATAATAGAAATACAAATATACAACAAATTTCTCACAATTCCAAATGTTTTTTTGAAGTATATTTTAAGGACTATTGGCATTTATATATGATTGTGGACATATACAAATATACGAAATATATTCGGTATTACCAAATAAAAAAGGGAGAATTAGTTTCTCCCTTTTAGTTATTTTTTAATCATTGTGGTTAATTTCGTTGATTGTTCTCTCATATATGGTTTGTCATCAAATACGGATTGAATCATATCCGCTTGTTTATGAAACCCATTCATTCTTAAGGTGAATGCAATTCCATCTGCTGCATCAACTCCATCCCATCCGGATGCTGATGATACTTTTCTTCCAAATTCATGTGAGTTATTATCCCCTTTCCAATATTCCGAACTGTCTACACCATTGGTTCTTATATCTGCCATTTTTTCTTTGTACTTAGGGTCATCCATTGATGGGTAATCCACTCTCTTAGCCCATTCTGGCTTTCCTTCAATTTTTGATATCAATTCTCTAGCTTCATCGTGAAAGTTTGCATCAGTTAAAGCTTCAACTGCAGCTTTTAACATTGTTTTTGGATATTCTTCTTTACCCAACTTTTGTGGAGTAATACCAAATTGTTCTGCGTTTTTCTTAGCTTCTTTATTTACCGATGGATTACCTTTTCTAGCTTCTTTTGGGGTAGAAACAGGTTCATCTTCCATTTCATCTCTATGATTCCACACTTTATTCGTGTCATCATATCGGTAACCTAAATTCATAGCTGCATCGGCAAATCCTTCTTCATCAAAATCATCACTACCAAGTTCTCCGAAATCATATCCCATATCATACAAAGCATCGTATAATTCATCATCAGTTTGTCCGTCTACATCAGAATCATTATCTTGTTTAGCCGATTGTGAATAGTTCATATTAGAATCAGATTGTGGATATTTAGCAATTACATCTTTAGCGTATTTGTTACCAGGGATACCACTAACGGCCGTCATAAAATCAAATACGTTTAACTTACCTGAATTTAAATCATCGGATACTTTGGAAAGGTCTACACGATTTTTATCTGCCCAACCTGCTACCGCTTTTGGGACCATTTGAGCTCTAGATGCTACTGCAATAACAGGGTCAGCTTTTGGAGTTTTACCACCTCTATCTTTTGTATAATCTCCACCAAACATATCATTTGGTTTTGTAGCTGCTTTAGATGAATCACCTTTTTTAGCTTTAGGGTCTTCATGAGAACCGGCTTTGATTGCCGCATCGTATGAATCCTTTGATTTAAAGTGTACTAACTTTCCAGTTTGTTTACTTCTTGCCTTAAAATCTTCGGCTTCAAGTAATGATTTTAAACTTATATTTTTCATTTTATGTTATTATATTCTATAAATATACGAAATCTTTTTTAATTTACCAAGTTTTACGCTAATAAATGATAGTATTCTTTGAAATGCTTTATTCTGTCAGCTAATCCAATTGTACCACCATTTACTCTTTTAGTAATAGATGTTACCACAGTATCACCTGCTCCACCATCTGCCAATTTGTTTAATCCATTCTTAGACCAGAACCATGCTGCTGATAATAATGCGTATTGAGATGATACCTTATCAGGATTTGATGCAATATCCTCACCAATTGCTTTACCAAATTGAGTGTAGTTATCTCTACCTGTTAATTGAATATATCCTCTACCTCTGAATTTGTAGCCATCACCACTTGCTTCCGAACCATTAGCCATACGATTTGCATATACTTTGTTTGCAATCTTTTGTGGTTGTCTAGCATAAGGAGTTGCTGCTGCTTCGGTTGGAAAGTATTTCTTAAAGATACCAGCCAATCCTTTAGCTGAATAGTTTAGGTTTTCTTGTGTTACTCTAAATCCACCACTCTCATGTCCACATTGTGCTAAGAAGTGTGCTAATCTTAATGGAGTATTAATTTGAAATTTAGCTGCCGTATCAGGAATCATTTGGATAACTGCATCAGGAATATGTCCTTTAAGTTTATCTAATTTTAATCCACCCACATTTGCTACAGGTTGAACTGGTGCTGCTGGTACTGGCGTTGATTCTCCCATAATTTTTGCCCAAGTTGCCGGTCCTACTATACCATCCGCAACTAAACCATTCTTTGCTTGCCATTCTTTTACAGCTGCTTCAGTTTTAGGTCCAAAATTAGTTACTGCTGGTTCGATTCCCAGCTTTTGTTGCATCAACTTAACATTTTCGTTGTTGTCTCCTTTTTTAAGTATCATAATGTTAGTATTTAAATTATTTGTTTTTTGTGAAATGCCCAGAATTTACTAATTCAAAGGTACTTCCGTTTCTATCTATAAACTGCCAATAGGCTTCATTTAATTCAAACCATTCATCAATATGGTCTAATACTTGCGTTGGTGTAAAATCCGAACAACTATATAAATCAAATTGAAACATAGCTGGATTTTCGTTATCCCAAACGTGAATACTAGCATGCGATGTTGCTAGGGTCACAGTTCCAGTTATTCCTTCGTTGCCAGGTTCATTCACATAAACTGATGTAGGTCCTGCTACCACTTTCATTCCTACCTTAGTAACTAATTGTCTAAACCATTCGTTTAATACGTTTTCGGTTTGTGGTGGGGTTTTTATGTATCCTTTTACAAGTAAATGTAAATGATTTGGTATAAACATTTTTAATTATCCCTCACTATTTTTATTGTTATTTGTTACATCCTCACCAAATGACATCACTTCAAAAACTCGTGTCTGAATTTTCTTAGTTCCTTCCGCATTTGTTAGTATGATTGAATTCTTAAATTTCTGCCAATTAATGACAAACGAAGAATCTAATACCCCACTATTTTCCTCTTTAACCAATTCGTTAAGAGCATTAATAGTATATAGTGAATTAGATTCCTTCTTTCTATGTATCAATATTGTATTTTCCAATGGAGTATCCGGTTGGAAAGCTGTATCTATATTATATGTAATAAACAACTCATCCAAATTAGATTTGTTTTGTAAAATATAAATGTAATTATACACTATATGATACGTTTCTCTAATTTGTTGTAGAGTATTTTGTAACTCTCCTTTTGTTGTAAATGTACAAAGTAACTGTGTCTTCATCCTCTTTTCTTTTAATTAACTATAAATATTAAAAACCAAAAGGAAGGATAAAAACAGGTTATTTTCGTTTACGCTTTTCTGCCTGTCTTCTTTGCTTTTGTCTTACATCAACTTTTGCCGAAATACATTCTCTTAGAGAACCCCCTAATTTCTTTTCAACTTTTTGAGATGTTCCTGCGGTTCTCCACGTATCTTCAGCCAATACTTTTGTTCCAGTTTTATCAGTAATTTCAATTGCTCTTGTTTGTGGATTGATTTTACATTTTTCTAAAAGATGTTTATTTAAAGATTTTCGGTGTTCTTCCTCACTGTGTTTTGGATTTCTCTTATATCCACTCAGTACCTCTAAACATTCTCTAAAATCGGCAGGACTTGAGGCTCTAATGCCCGTCAATGCCGATAATCTTTTATCAAAGTTTTCAACCATTAAATCAAAGTGCATTGAATGCATTACTACTGTTAGGTATGCCTGAGTATGTGGACCGTTTTTTCCATTTTTATCAGGAAATCCTAATTTTTTATCTGCCTTTGCTATTGAATCGGCTACATCTTTATGAACTGCTGCAACTAATTCTTTTTCATCATTTTTATTTTTTACAGCAGTTTTTACAGAATCACTATTAAAATTTATTTTTGGGTTCGCTCTCACAAAAGGACCCAATTGAGAAAATTCTCCAACTTTATTTACTAATTTACCAAATGTACCATAAGATGCATTTGGTGTTTGTTTAACATATTCTTGTGCGTATTTTAACCACTCTTTTGTATTCTTAGGAGAAATTCCCTTTTCGTTTAACCATTGATTGAATTTTCCGTGCTCTTTTAACTCATCTATGTAAGGTTTCATTTGTTTAGTATCACAAATTGCTACAAACTCATCATCAATATTCATTTTAGAAAATAATCTAGTAGTTGCGGCTTTACTATCTTTTACCTTTACTATACCATCTTCAATAACATCAACAACCGCTTTTGATACTTTTGGACCAAACGATTTTTTAATTAAATTTAATGCGTATTCAGGTGTTGTATTACCCCAAATATCTTGTAAATCATCTTGTTTTTTATTAGTAATATGCTTTACGGTTAGTAAACCATCTTTAGTATAACCAACTGCGTAAGTATCGTGGAATCCCAATTTAGTAAACGCATAAATTTCTTCCTCATAATGTTTTACCGCTTTCTTATCACCATTTGATTTTGCTTCTTCTAATTTCTTTTGTAGTACGCTTAATACAGGTGCATCATGCCCACCTTCTTTTGGGTTTGATTGCATTACAATAAATGGTTTACTCATATCAATTAATGAATCATATTTCAAATCACTAAGTGTACTCATCGCACCATCCCATGCTGCTTTACACCAATCTTCCACTGCTTTCTCGTTTTCAGCAAATCCTTCTTTTCCTTTTTTGTAATACAATGATGTTTTATCAGCCTGCAATCTTTCTTTTTCTTGGTCAGTAAACACCATTCTGGCAGCTATATATTTAATAACTTCGGCTTCATCTTCTGGTAATACAAATCCTAATTGCCCCGCAACACTATTTATTTGTCTTTTAAATGTACTCATATTAGAAAGAATCATTTTTTCTTTCGCCTTTACCGCAGTTTTATTTTTTTGTACAAATCCATCAACTCCACCCATTTTTTGAAGTGAATTTGTTGTATTTACACATAAATTCTCACCATAGGATGCAACCGCGCCACCTGCACCGGCAATACCCATATCCCTTAACTTACTAAGAATTTTATTTGTTTCAAGTAATGAACTCAAATTATCTTTCATTAAAGTATTTTCAATTTGCGATTGTGGTAAAAGTTGTGGTAATTCGGTTTTTGAGGTTTTAGTATCTTTTTTAGCATTACCACCTCTTTGTGTTTGATATTCTGGGTCATCAAATAATCCTGCACCAGGAACCGGTTCAGCTGAATCATCTTTCGCATCCACATCTTTATGTGTTCCCGCTTTTACTGCTGCATCTCTTGTTTTTTGTGATTTAAATACCGATGTCTCACCAGTATCTTTCTTTATCGCTGTAAATGTCTTACCTTTTACTTCATCAATAAATCCGTAAATCATTTCTAACATCAACTCATCTACTAAATGTAAATGTTCAGCTTTTACACCAGATGGCTCATCTTCGATTTCACCGTTTTCTTTCTTTTCATTATACGAATCAACCATCTGCTCCATCATTTCAGGAGTAATTTCCATTTCTTCAAGTCCTTTTGCAATTAATTCGGTAAACTTAATCATATTTGCATCATCTTCAGCTTCACCATCAGCATCAGCAAATACTGCAGCTTTACCAACTCCCTTTAAGATTGTTTCACCAATAACATGGGGTATAAATTCCATTGCCACGTGTTTAGCAAAATATGCAGCTCCATGTGATAAACCACCAAATGCAGCTCCAAATACGGCAGTAGTTACTACTTTAAATGCAACGGCTTTAACTGCTTTTTGTTCATGCTCACTCAAAGGTTTACCACTAAAAAAGTTTTGAACACCTTGCCCGGCTGCTTTAAATTCTTCAACCTCATGTTTAAATCCTTTCTTAATTGCTTTCCAAGCCCCTTTAGCTTTATCTTTTAATGCCTGTCCTAAACTTCTACGCATTTCTGAACCAGGAGCTCCTTCATTTCTTTCAAAGAATGCTTTTTCTTTTTCAGTCCATTTTTCTATTTTTTTCTTTATTTTTTCAGTAACCTTTGGTGCGGATGTTACTTTTTGTGGTTCTGATGGAGTTTCTTTATTTGCATCGGCTTTCTTAGCCGCAATACCCATATCTTCTGCAAATTTATTTGCCATTGGTATTGCATCTTTAATATCCATATCCAATACCGTTGTTTTCATTGGTATTTGATTGTCTGGATTTGCTGCATTATGAGCTACAACTGCTGCCCATCTATGATGTCCATCAATTACGTGTCCATCTCTACTCACATATATTGGTGCAGTAATTTTTTCAAAAGCTGGGTGATTTGGGTCTTTTAAAACACCCATCATACCAACTACTTTTGCACCAACTAAATCTTGTTGAGTTGCTTTTAATTTATCAGCAGGTATTTCCGTTTGAAGGGTCTTAATACCTTTCTCTTTTAACATTTCTTTGAATACAGGTTCAGTATCTACCTCACCACTTGCATCCACATCCATAGAAGCTGCTCTACTACCAGGTTGAGCAGTACCTTTGAATTGTGGCATCTGGTCTCTCGGAATACCCAAGTTATCATCACAATATAAGTTAGTACCTGGAACAGTCACATCACATAAGTTGATGTTTGGAGCAGGTTCTCCCTTAGCTTTTGCATCAGCTACTTGTTGTGCTACTTTACTAATATCGGTATTGAATTTTTCCAATTGTTCAGGCTCTACTCCATCAGGAATATCAGAACCTCCACTAAATGTATCTGGATCAGCTTGTGGCATTTCCTTTGCTACATCTTTACTATCTATTGGATTGAAATCACCTGCAGATTGAGCATCTTTTACTTTATTTTTTTCGTATGTATCTAAATCTTTTTCCGCCTGTGATGCTACTTCAGGATCGTCAGACATTGCTTTCTTATTAAGGTCATTATACCAACTACCAACATTATCAAATCCAGCTGCTTTTGCTAATTGTTTATTTGTTGTTTGATTTTTTGGAGTTGGAGGAGGTACGTTTTGTGCTTGAGTATCTTTTGCTATTTGAGCTTGAACTTCTTTTTCTTTATCCATTCTAGCTGCCATCGCAGGGTCTGCTTTTGGGTCAAACATTGCAGCTGCAGCTTTTGCTGGGTCTTCTTTTGGAGCTTCTTCACCACCGGCATCGGCTTTTGGTTGGTCAGCACCAGCAGGTTTATTTTGAGCACCCAAATCTTTGTTTAATGAATCTCTTTCTGGAGAACCTTCTGGTGGTAATGTTTTTTCTGCCGCTACTCTACCAGGATGTTCTTTTGCCAATCTTAATAGATTACCAACGATACCTTCTGCATCTTCACCTTTATCGTTTTTATATTTAATAGATTTGTTAAGAACTGGGTTTTTAAAATTACCTTCAGCTTCTGCAACATTTTTTTGAGGTGTTTTTCCTTTTTCCATCAATAGGTTTTCTACCAAATCATTTTTGATATGTGATAGCCCCATTTCTGAAAGTATAATACCCAATTCATTTAAGTGGATTGGGTTCTTTGGGTTTGGCATCCCGTTTTCAACTCGATATGCCCATTCAGAAAGTATTTCGTTTATTAATTCAGATAAATTCATATTCATTAAAATTTGTGGTCTTCGTCTTCGCATATCATTTCTAACTCATCCCAATGAAATTTTGGTTTTTGATTTAGAAATACAAAACATTTCCATTTGTTACTTTTTTCAAAATAAACATGCTTTTGTAAGTAAGATGGAATTGCCGCTCCAGTTGGTACTCGTTTTACAGGTGTATCAAAGAATGTTTTTATTAGTACAGTTATATTTTCAGTATCATCCCATTTACGAATTTGTTCTTCTAACAATCTCCACTCACCTCTATTAAGGTATTGGTCTTGCATTATACAATTTAAATATGAGAATGTTTGTTTTAGGTTTACCATATTATCAGAAAATGATGCTGCTGGAGCTCCATGTCCTTTATCATATATGTTTGATTTGTAATCAGCCGCATCCGATGTTTTAATCGTTGGTTCTTTATAGAAATCCATTGTACCCCTGTTCACATTTGTAGGTCTATTAGTTGAACGATATTTAATTATTAGGGGTTGTTCCAATGATTGAGAATAAAGAACTTCAAATACTTCGTTTTTAATTCTAACATCTTGTCCAAACGAAATTAACGAAACAAGTAGGAAACCTATAAGGGTACTGATTTTTTTCATATTATGACACTATTTTTGTATATAGTATAAATATGATTGTTATAATTTTCCGTAATCTAATCCCCAACTGGCTTTCACAGGAAACCCACTTCCCTCAATTATTTCCTTCAATCCTCTAATAATATTCTTATCTATTCCAGTCGGTACATCAAAAAGAAACGAATCGTATGTGTATAAACAAAATCGGATTCCACTCCCTCTCACATAATCTAATATCTTTCTCATCACATCCACATTCATTTCAGTTTCCACCGCTTGTAGTAAGTAGTTAAATACCTTTTGTGCATTCGGTTGTTCTATCCAGCTCAAAGGAATCTCTCTATGTGGTGTTTGCAAGTATCCCTTCTTTTGCGTTTCAACCCACAACTCATCAATATAATCAGCCACCTTATCAAAGTATGGGATTTGGCGGAACTCATCATCGATACCACCATACAATAATTGGAATGTTATCCCCTTCGATTCATCCACACTACAACCATATTGGTCAGCTAACCATTGGTGCATATTCCCATCCGGTACATCAAATCCAATCAACTTAGCAATTAATCGTGGGTGATACGCATTATAATCCATTTGTAGGAATATCCCATCGGAAACGAAACACTCTCTACTACCATCGGTTTTGTTTAGGGCTGCATAGTTTACACCACCATGTCTATTGGATGGTCTACCGGTCACCGTAAATGGATTGTATTCGGTGTACACTAAGTTATCGGAGGATACTTGCTTTTGAGCTTGAGGCCATCTATCAATAAATTTTTCCCTATCGACCCGAACCCCATATCGTTCAATATCTGAAAGGGTTGGTAAGAAGATATCATTGTACCAATTATAAGTTTTACTCTTTTGATTTGTACATTTTAGCAATAGTGGTTCTATCGCTTCCGCAAGTTTAAGAATAGGAATGGATTGAATGATGTTTTCTTTGTAACCTTTGTGTAAATAAGGAGCTACTAATTGTTGTAGTTGTTGGGAGTAGTCTATCGTTTCACCTGTTTTTAGAAAGTGAGTAGTATCAACATCATTCAACCCTTCCCTTAGATTTTGAAACGATTGTAGTAGCTTTTTCTTTTGGAATACCCACTTTTCACCTGTTGTATTTAAGATACCCTCTATAACCGGTTTAGAGAGTGATAGAGAGTCCGTATGTTGATGTGGTAGAATGTACCTATCAGTTGAAGTTTGAACGAACAGGAAGGATATATGAGTGTTTTGTGGATGTTTATCATTATCCACCCACAATGGATACCAAATCGATGATTCAGTTTCCAATTTTTCCATCAATTCGTTAATCTCACCAATATTTTCTACTATCTTTATCATTCTTATTTGCAGCTTTTGCTTTTTCTAATATTGATTGATTCTTTACCAGTTTAGCTTCTTTTTGTTGAGCTTTTAATTTCTTCTCATAGTGAGGTGGAAATTTATTCTCTACCGAAATTGGTCCATTAGGAAACTTATCTAAATCGTATTTCCAAATAGATTCTACCCCATCATCATCTTTGTAGATGTGTTGGAATTTTCTGGGTTTATCATTTACTGATTGTGCTTTTGACATACGAAATCAATTTGTACAAATATACAACTTTTTTACCAATTTACCAAATTATTTTGCAAATATATCGGATATATCAACAACCCACAATTTTGGGTCATGTCCGAATTTAACTAAACCGGATAAACGAGTGTTTCCGGCAACTAAATCATAATCGGTATCACTAAACTTTACAACTATTGGATGCTCAACTAACCCATCTTTTATATATTGTAAGACAAACTTCTTTTTGATTGGATGTAATCCATTAAAATCTAAATCTACATTTCCCAAAATATCTTTTATCTGAGAATAGTTTACAACGTATCCAGCTTTACCTCTTTTAATCCATTCCAATCTACCCATTTCAACAAATTCTGGATAACGCTGTGCTTCTTCCCATTCACTATCAAAGTTTGGATGAGTGTATCTGATTGTACTTTCTTTCAATAATTCTTTTAACGATATCATACACATAAATATAAAAATCCCAAACTACCAAATAATAGTTCGGGATTATTGTGGAGGTGATGGGATTCGAACCCATGTCTTACAAAGTAACCATAATACCAGAGATTCACACGTTTAGGATAAAGTTTAATCTTATTAACTTTCCAAAATAATTGGGGCCGAATGGTTAGTTCAGCGATTCCACCAACCTATCAGTTTTAGGGAGCCGATAAGTAATGCTCCGGTTTGTTCACTTCTATTTAAAACCCACGAGTGATGCGGGTGGTGATTAGGCTGCTACAGCGTAATCGTAAGCTCCTACAAATGCCATAGCATCTTCGAAGTTCCAAGTAGATAATTCTACGTCAGTTATTGTTTTGTACAGATTTAAAGACATCTAGCACTTCTGTCTACGTGTGATACTACAATTCTCATTGTAATCAATTCCGAGTCACCCCCATATTGATAAATACAAATATACGAAAAAATAATTAAACTTCCAAATCTTTTTTTTGTTTAAACTGTAATAAGTTTGGTAAATACAATTGTATTTTTGGGATTTTAGGAATTACCAATTTTATTGCTTTGAGATTAGAATCTTTGATAGCTGCATCATCTCCAATTATTCTCCAATTAATACTTTCACAAGTGTAAAACGGATTATCTATTGCTTTACTAAATCCTATATAATCTACTTCATATATTACCGATTCGATATCATTAGCCTTTTGTACAAAGTACCGAGTTACATATCCTCTTTTATAATCTGTTTCAGTTACATTTGGCGTATATGTTTTTATACTTACACCATTGTAAACGGTAGTATCCTTATTAATTATTTTATATCGTTTAATGTCTAACATATTTATTATGATGATTGTCTAAAACTTCCTTCTATATCAGTTTTCCATAACATATCCGATATTACGTGTTTTACTGATGTTACTTGGAAAAACCCATTTTTCTCATAGTTTTTAGGTAATCCAGATACTTTAAATTTATCACCTCTTTTAATTCCACTTATACCATGTATGGTAAATGTAAATTTAATCGGCATGATAGGTCCCACTCTCTTATTTTCTTTTCTAACAAAGTCTTTATCATTTTTATTTTTAAAATATTCAAATATCGATTGGTCGTTATATGCAGATGGGAAACATGCACCAGGTGTACCATCTTTCGTAAGTAGTGTGGCTGGAACATCCGCACTTTGATATTTTGGATATGGCATATAACTTGATTTATCTAAAAATAATTTTAAGTTTTTCTTCTTCATCTCCTCAATATCAACATCCCCACCTTCTGGTGGTGTAGCTACTGCCGGTTTTGCCCTTTCTACTATTTCCGTTAAAACTTTATCTTTTTTACTAGTAAACAATCCCGTATTTTCTTCTGAAAATTTTACATCTTTTTGACTTCCATTTAAAGTTGCTCCAAGTCTATTACCAATTATTTGATTCATCTTAGCACCACTTATATCCATATCCAAAGATGCATCTATAAAAATAGATTTTAATCCAGCTAATACAAATAAATATGGCTCATCACCGTTAGTTGGTGTCAAATTTAAATCAATTACTTTTAGTTGAGTATTATTTTCATTTGGGATAATTTGAAAATCCCAAATACCGCCTGCAGCAGATGACATTCCGTTTAATATTTGATACAATCCATCTTTTATTGAAAAGTTTTTAGCCTCTAATATTCCCTTTGCAAAATCTAAATTAACATAAAGGTCATCCAAAAATCCCCACTGTCCCTGTTCTTTGGTTAGAGATATAAATGTAGAATCTACTTTACTTTGGATTGTAGTACTAACAGGACTGGAGCCAGTATTTTTTTTCTGTGCTTTACCATTTTCAATTTTTCCTGCTGCTGGAAATTGTATTTTATAATCACCATCACCAATTGAGCAATCATAAAAATCCTTAACTACACCTTCAGGTGGTTTTATTGAATTTGCTGCCGAATTTAAATCAAAATTTGGTGTTTTTGCATTTGGTATAAATAGTTTAGATTTATCCGTACTAAATATTTCAGGAAATGCACAACATGCTGTTCTATTTGTTCGTATTTCGGTTTTGATAACTTGATTACCTAACTTAAACCCATCTATTCCGATTTGATTTATTATTTGTACTAATGCACCAAACTTTATGTAAGCTTCATCTTTTACAAACATAGTACCAGCCGGAAATTCAACTATTACCCCACCACCAATATCTGCTTCTTCATCGTTTAGCTCTATACCAGCAATAATAGTACCGGACGTTTTATCGTTTACCTCCCCTTTAACAGTTTCATCAACATTTATAAAAGTTGCTTCGTTAGCCACATCGGTATTGTCAATAAGTGAAGCTACTCTTATAGTTCTTCTATTTGATGGCAATCTATTAAAAGCCATCATAAATCGTTTCTTACCTAATGAAGTTGCTCCTGCAATTTGAGCAGTATTATATTCAGGTGCACTTAATGAATCGGATATTCCTTTTTCAGAATTATCAGCTCCCATAAAATATGCAGGTAATTCTGTAAATCCAGTACATTTGACTGAAATTTCATAAGTATCTGCTGTTGATGATATACCGCCTCCCGTTATATATCCCAAATAATTATCGTATGTACCACCACAATTTTCTCTTGCTTTATTTACCATCTCAAAACTTTGATAACTAGCTACAGTGTTTACATCTAAGTTTGGCGAATAATTATTTAAAGATTGAGGAAGATTCCATCCCCATTCTAAAAAAATAGTATAGCCAGGTTCTAAAAAGTACTCACATAGAGTATCCAATTGCCCCTTAGTATAACAGGTTATTGTAAACGATGCCTTTCTACTTAATGTACCAGCACCTTCATCAATTTCAATAGATGTTATATTTGGTTTAGGTCTAAATCCAGAATCTTCGGTTTCAGCCGATACAGCCGCCCCACCCCAAGTAGTTCCCAGCGTACCACTAGTCTTACCATCACCATATATAGAACCTTCTCCAGCTGCCCCAAACAATTTAAAACTTGGATTGGATAATAGTACAAGCCCATCACCAACACCAGAAGATACCCTAACCCAAGCGTTTAATTCGGAGATATTTCGTTTGCCCGCTACCCTATTATCCAATTCAGTTTTGATGTAAGGTTTGAAGTTTGATAAATTTGGAAAACTTGACATAAATTATTGTGTAAAAATGTTTTGTATTTGAATATAATTTTGAGGGATTCTTAATATTGTACCATCTTCCAATCCCATAGGTGCATTATGTATATTATTTGCACATGCTATTATCCACCATAAAGAAGAATTTTCATAATATTCATACGCTAAGGTATCAAGTCTATCACCAGTTTCAGTCATTACATATACATCGTTATCTGATAATGGTATATTTGGATGTATCCTAGTTCTATATACTTCCTTACCATCAAAAGTTTTTTTAACTTCGTTATTTCTATATCTACTCATATCCTATTTACTTTTTTAACTGATTTTTTACGTTTGTGTTTGCCTTAACTGAACTTTTTTGCGTTTGTTTCTTTTTATTTAAATTTTTCTTTTCGTTGATATCAACTTTTGTATCTTTTGGTTGTGTAGTTAATAAACCTGCACTTGCATTTGAATCATTTGATAACTGTGCATTCGCTGATGATGGTACTTCCGCGGTTGCTTCTCGTCCAAGCTCAAAACCATAAAACTTACCACCACTGGTTGTATTTCTACTTTCTACGAATTTCAAAGTAATTGAAACATCTACAACAATAGGACATTTGTAAGTTTTTACACTTTCATCATTTAATCCAATTTCCCAACCAGCATTATCATCCATCGTATATGATAGTGATTCAATATACGCATTTTTATTTACATACAAATTACCCAACGTAAGTAAAACAAATGGTGGGGTTGCGTATGGTTGGTTATATCCTTGTGGGTATGCCAGTCCAGTCAAAAAGTTTATTCTTTGCCAAGCTGCAACGTGTTGTGCCGATGTTGTTGAATATACTTTAAAATTAAAACTAACACTCCTCTCAATACTACTATATGTATAATAGTTAAACGGAGAACCTATGAATTTACCACTATCCCATGATGGTGATACCGTTTCAGATATACCACTAACAGTTGCTCTAAAATTTACCGCTTTGCCTGTAGCTCTTGATTGAAATTTAAGAGTTATAAAATCCCAATCATCTAAATAAGTACCATCCGTTAATTGCAGCTTCCCACCTGCAGTTGCAGTATATTGTGCCTTTTCATTTAAAAAATCCAACTTATCACTACTTTCAATACCATATTTAGTTTTTAATGAATTTGATGGTTTACCATCACTTGATTTATTTTTTAGAGATGAATACATATTTTTTTGTACATCAGTTCTAGATAGTCCAGAAACACCCCCCGCACTAGAAACTGCAGTACTTGCTTTTGTCAATGCTTCTAACTTAGTTGATAAATCGTTTCTTAACTTTACATCATCTTGTGCTTCATCTACCGTCGATGTATATGTAATAACATCTGAAGTAGCTGCTGATAAATCTCCTACTTTTTTAGTACCATCTGATATAGATTGCTGTCCTAATTTTCTACCAGATTGTAATCCACTTTTTGTATCTTCATCAGCGGATTTAACTTTATCCTCCGATTTTGCAAATGGATTTTGTTTTACATTTAAAGCACCTACGTTTCCTTTTGCTGCTTCAATTTGCTTCTTTTTATCAGGAGTTTGTTTTTCTTTTTCATTTTTTGATGTAAGTATAGTAGAAAGGTCATTTCTTAACTTTACATCATCCTGTGTTTCATCTACAGTATCGGAATATCTAATTACAGAATCAGCGGTAGTTGTTGAGCCTCCACTTTTGGTATCTCCAACTTTTTTACCGGAAGATACTTCTTGCTGTCCTACTTTTTTGGCCTGGGATAATTTTTGTTCACTTTCTTTTTTAATATCACCTATTTTTTGACCTAAGTTTGCAAATGGATTTTTTGATGCATTTACAGGTGCCGTATTTCCTTTTGCTGCATCAATTTCTTTTTTCTTATCAGGATTTTGAGCTTCATTTTCTTTTTTTGCAGAAAGTATAGTAGAAAGGTCATTTCTTAATGCAATATCATCAGATGTTTCATCAACAGTATCCGAATATTTAATTACAGAATCAGCGGTAGTAGCTGGAGCTCCACTTTTGGTATCTCCAACTGATTTTCCAGCTGATACTTCTTGCTGTCCTACTTTTTTTGCTTGTGATAATTTTTTCTCATTATCTTTTTTAATATCACCTACCTTATCACCTAATTTAGCAAATGGATTTTTTGATGCATTTACAGATTTTCCTTTAGGAACTAATTCATCTACTCTTTTTTGTACAGCAGGGTCAGCATTCTGTTTTGTCTCCTGTGCTACTAATATAGATGAAAGGTCATTTCTTTTGAAATAATCTTCATCAATTGGATTAACGGTATCTGAATATCTTGCAGTACTATCGTATTGAACATCATTTTCACCTTTTTTGGCAAGATTCTGTGCACCTTGCTTTGGTGCTCCAAATAATTTTTTCTTAACTTCACCTTTTAATAAACCAATACCACCACCCAATAATTGGTTACCTATTTGTTTAGGAGTTCCTTTTGCATTTTGAGCTAAAAACTTTCCAGCCAAATTACCAGCACCATCTTGCTTTATTTTAGCAAGTGTTGCCATTGTATCTGGCTCTTTACCTGCTTTGAAATCTTTATTTAACGATATTCGGGTTGGTATTAATTTAGTTGGTAGTTGTACACCTATTTTATTTAATAATTCTAATCCTTTTTCTTTTCCTTTTTGAAATAAGTTACCAAGTAAACCACTATCAGCTGAATTATTTGGATTAACCGAATCTTTCATTGCGGAAACCATTTCAGTTTTTTGTGTACTTAATTTAAAAATGTCAGTACCATATATAATAGGTCCTCCTAATTTAGATATTATTCGTAATCCAGTTACCTCTTGTTCTAATCTTGTTTCTCTAGTTCTTGATGATAGGTTTCTTCTTGCAATTTGTACAGCTTTAAATGGTAAATCCATAGCACCGGTAGAAGAACGTAATGGCATATCTTTACTATTACGAATTTCGTATTTTTCAGCAGCCGTTTTACCGTCTACTAATTGTTTTGTTTTAAATAATTCTTCAATAGTCTTTCCCATCGTTATACTTTGGCGTATGAATTTGAACTAATTCTAGATACAACTTTACCTACATTAGAAGTAACTTTTTGTCCATCTATATTTACTGCTATTTTACCAGCTATCAAATCTGCTCTCAATCCTTTTATTTCATCAATCAATTCACCGGTTCTATCACCCCCTTCTTCACCACCACCCATAACTGCCGCTGCCCCACCTGCTATTAAACCCAACGCAAGTAATGCAGGTAATGCCATCATTCCAGTAACAGCAACTGCCGCCAATGCTACCGATAAGGTCATTAATGCCGCTGCTAATCCGAATATTGGTAAGAAGTTTAATTGAGCCAACATTCCAATTTGTTCTACAACTAATGGTAATGCAGATGTTATTGCTGACATTCCAGAACCTACCATATTCAATCCTGCTCCAAACACAACTAATGCACCACCTAATGCAATTAACCCAAGTACACCTGCTCCAAATATAAGTGCTCCAGGTCCACTTAGTAATGCACCTAATACAAACATTGCTGCAGTAAATCCTATAAGTGCTGCTCCAGATGCCAGTAACCCAGCCGCATCTACGTTACTCATTAAATTTAGTGCGAATGCAAATGGAATTAATGCAGCTCCTAATATAGCTACCGCAATAGCACCTTTTATCATTTCACCCTGTATTTTACTTAGTAGAAACGCGATTCCTGCTAATCCCGCTAACGCAACTAATCCCATACCAACTGATTCCCAAGTTACTTCTGCAAATTCTTGGAATGCTTTTGCTGCTACAAATAATGCCGCTGCCAATATTAATAATGCAACTGCCCCTTTTATCAAATCTCCACTTTTTATTTTAGACATTTTATTTGCTTGGTCTGCTGGTCCGGCTTGTGCTTGTGGGGCCATTGTTGTTGGTGGTGGTGGAGTACTTGGTAACGATGGTGCTGCTGGTGGTGTACCTGGTAATGATGGTGTAGGTGGTGTACCTGGTAATGCGGGTGCTGCTCCAAACATACCTTTAATTTTACCACCCATATCCGATAAAAACCCACCAGCTGATTTAAAATTTTCACCTATTTCTTTTGTTGTACCGATAGCCCCACTTAACCCAGTTACAAAATTACCTAATGGTCCTGTTGTTATTGCCGTTAATCCTTCTGATACCGTATTAAATGCTCCATTTATTTGTCCACCAATCGTTGCCGCTTCTTCTTGAGTTGTTACCATTTTTTGTAACTCCTCAACACTAACTCCCATTAACTCCGCAGTTTTTTTCTTTTGGAAATAATCCATTTGATTAAAAGCTTCAACCCCACCCAATGCGTTTAATGTTTCTTGCGTTGCACCTGCTATATCTCCTTCGTATGCTAATGCTCTTGCTCTATCTAAATTAATATTTTTACCAAGCATTGCACCCAATTCCAATTCACTATTGATTGAATTTTCAAAATCAAGTAAATTATCAGCAACTCCGGTCATAGTTTTTAAACTAACTCCCATTTTAGCCGCTTGAACTGCCGCTTGTGCTAAATTTTTTCCGCCATTTTTACCATACAATGCAAATTCTTCAGCAGAACCTGCTAAATCAGCCATCACTTTGGATGGTACTACACCGGCAGTTTTTGCCATTTCTTTAGCTCCATCTGCAAGGTTTTGTGCCGTTTGAACACTTCCACCATTTAGTCTTGCAAATGCTCCTGTTAGTTTTGCAGCTTCAGCACCACTTATACCCATATTAATGGCCATAAGGTTAGTATTTAATTGAGCTCCAAAAGTTGCCTTATCTACACCACCCAATTCTTCTGCCAATCCTTTAGCAACATCACCTGCATCGTCAAATACAGTTCCTAATATTGTTGCTGATACCGTAGCTCCCCCTAAAAACCCACCAAATTCTCTTGTTGTTTTTCCTAATTTATCAATAGCCTGTCCTGCTGCCATTAATGTGACTCTAGCAAATCCTTGCCATCCACTAAATAATAATTTTGCAGTACCAATTACCCCTCTAATTGATTTTTTTATACCTTCGTAGGCCTGAATCTGCCCCTCTATTATTTCTTTGGTTTCCGCATTAATTGTACCATATTTTTGTGCAGTTGCTAAGCTGTCTTGTTGCGAATCCAATGATGCCAACAATGCATCGGCTTCAGTTTGTGTAATTTCTCCAATTGATAATTTTATCGCAATTGCTTCTTTTAATCTATTCATTTGCGCAGCATACGCAGCCGAGATAGAATTTTGAGTTTCTACATCTTCCGGACCAGTTTCTGCCATTTTTTGTTGTAGTCCTTGTAATTCTGTTATACCAGTTAAGGTACTATCTAATAATGCTTTTTTATTCTCATCGGCTAACAATGAACCTTGTACAGTTGATAATGATGATTGTACGGTTTTTAAACTTTGTTGCTGAACATCTGTCAGTCCTTTATATACTTTTGAAATTGACGATAAATCCGATGCTTGAGATGTATATACACTGGCAATATCAAGCTCAAGTTGATAAGTACCCAGTGCCTTTTTTGCTCTTTTTTCTTGAATAGCAACATTTTTAGCAAGAAGTATTTCTTGCTTATACAATTCATCAGATTCAGCAGCAGTTAATTCCCCTTCCTTTCCTTGCAACTCAAGAATTCTATTTCTATATTTTTGAATTCTTTCTAAAATAGGCAAGGCGGCTTCCGCTTCTCTAGCTGCATCTCTAGCTGCTCTTTGTTCTGGAGTTAGTGCCATTTAATAATTTACTTAGATAATTCTTTTGTTATTCTTCTCAATTCCTCACCTCTATCTTCAATATCTTTCATTAATTTAATTGCCTGAGGTGGTAATTTAGCTTGTTCAGCTTTTCTAATAATAGTATCCGCAGCACCAGATGATAACCCATCAAAAAATTTAGTTACAAATCTATCGGCTGCATCGAATATACCTTCTTTAACTTGTTTTTTATTATTTTCCATAATTAGAGTGTTTATATTCAATAAATATTGACAAATAAAAAAGTGAGGATATTAACGCATCCTCACTTTATTTGATTTCATTTTTGATTGAGCCTTCTTATGTTCTTCTGCTTCTTTTTTCTTAAGGTCTATTAGTTTATTGAAATAGAACTTACGAAGATATGTTGGCATGTGATATACCTCTGACCAAGTAAATCCATTACTAAATTGAACCATTTCCCAAATTTGGGAATGAAGTTGAATTTTATAATCAGTTGGAAGGGTAAAAAAAGTTAATCCCAAATGGGATATCTAGCGCCTCCGTCTCACCAGTTACTTCAGATGTAAACTCAAATTTCATATTCAAATCCGGTGATAATTCCTTAACATACGCTCTAAATGCTTTCGTATCCTTTGCTAAAAAAGAATTAACCACCCATCTATTTACAAAACCTCTATCTTCGTTACCATCTACCGAAACAATCATATATTTCAATCTAGTAGTTACATCGAATGACGTACCGGCATTTTTATTTAATTTTTCTAATGCTTGTATTTCTTTTGTAATTTCTTGCTCATCACCATGTGTAAGTAATTTAAAAACAATTTCAGTTCCATTTGATGGTAATTTAAACGTATATCTATTTTTTGAATTCAATACATCTTCATCAACATCTTTTGTTTGAACTTTTCCTAAATCAATAATAACATCTTGTTTTTCCAATGAGAATGGGTCAGTAATTTCTACTTGGTAATCAGCCCCATATCCTAAAATACGAGTTGCCATTAAAATAGCGTTTTTATCACCAATAAGGATATCATTTGGGTTCAAACCGGGTTGAACTACAACTGATTCAAATAACTTGTCCAAAACAATACCTTTTTTAATAAGATTTTGATTCGCAAGAATATCTTCTTCTCTTGCTGTCATATATTTTATTTCACAAGTTCCACTTCTTAATGGATGTCCTTCTGGATATACCAATCCTTTTGATGGCAATTCAATTGTTTCCGTTGGAAAATCGAATTTTTGTTTTTCTACCTCTCTAGGTGTTGGATTTTGTTGTGCAATATTAACTTCTGCCATAACTTTATACTTTTTTAGTTTGTATATATAAATACATTAAATTAAAATTTTTGAAAATAAAAAAACCCCCACCATTTCTGATGAGGGTTGTCCTTCGGTAGCTTCCGTAAGGAATATTTTTTAGAATTCTAAGATTGCGTAATCGTAAGCCAAAGATAATTCAATAGTTGCTGGTTCGTTTGAATCGAATGAAACATCACCAAAGTTTGCACTTACAATAAATGCTCCTTTTAGTTTCCATTGTTCAATTTTATCTCCAACAGGTCCTAACATATAGAAATCTATATCTTTTTTATAGAAATCTGCGTATCCACGTCTACCGGTAATTGATTCGTGTCCTAAACGTACCCATTCCATTACCGCTTGTGCTCCAGATGGAACAATTGGGTCATACAATGTTACAGTTATATCCTGCCACTCACCCTTACCTTGTAACTTTCTTTTAATGTTGATGTGGTCTAACACAATTGGTTCAAAGTTAATTGAAGGTCTAGCTGCCGCTTTAACCATATATGAAGGAATTCCATCGATTTCCATCACATATCTATTTTTCATCTTAGGTTCGAAGTTCGTATAGAACATCTTATCAAACTCTAGTATTTCTGCCATTTTATTATCCTTTTTATTATATTAATAAATATCTACTTTGTTGTTTTTTGTATTATGCGTTAAAACTTGCTCCAGTTGGTAAGATATTGAAATCCACTACGATGAATTCCGCTGTCTTAGCCGGTTGTAAGAAAATTTGTCCAGCCATAATATTTCTATCAATTACATCAGGTGTATTGTTAGTTTCATCCATCACAACTCTGAATGCGTATAAACCTTGTCTTTGTTGGATTGCCTCTAAATAAGGGTTTACAGTGTTTAAGAATCGTGCTCTAGTTGTTGCTGTGTTTTGTTCGAACACTAAGAAACGAGAAGTAGATGCGATGAACTTCTTAACAGTGATAAGTAATCTTCTTACGTTGATTCTATCTAATGCAGATGCTCTATCTTGCAATGTCTTCTGTCCAAATGCCACAATACCTTGTCCAGGGAATGCTGCGATTGGATTTACTTTGTTCTCATATAATGTATCTCTTTCAGAGTGTGTTAATCTATTCAATACACTAACTGCTCCAATAATACCACCTCTATTCAAACCAGCAGGTGCGAACCATTCTGCTGCCAATCTATCGTTTGCAGCGAATACAGCCGGCATCAATACTGATGGTGGAACGGGTATTAATTTATTTGTGTTAGCATCTACCGTCTTAATCCAAGGGTAGTAAGTTGCTACATAGTTAGAATCTACTTCGTTTGCTTTTTCAGTTGCTTCGGTTATAGATGCACCTACATTCACAAAATCAGCGATATAGAAACAATCTTGTCTATCTTCAACCATATCAATTACTCTATTAGTAATAGTTGGGTGTTCAGAACGAATAATACCAGGAGTTACAACTAAGTTAATATCATATTCATCTGCATTTGAAATAGCGTTGATTGCTTTTGTATATGCGATTGAACCATTAGAAGCTGCAGTAGCACAATTAAATCCTTGTGTGTTTGCTGCTGTTATTGGTGTGCTTATGTTAGCCTTTATCGTTGGATTTAAACCATCAAATCCTTCTTGGAATGCAAGAACGAATTGTCTTTTAACCATATCAGATGAAGTTGAACCAGTCATTTGAAATGCTAATTGAGAATCAAACGCAAATGTTACGTTTGCTCCAATTTGTGCACTTTCAGGAATTGGTTTTAAATATTGTTTATTATCATCTGCTACACCAGCTGTTTCAAAATCAAATCCACTAAAATAGATTGGAGATGATGATGTGTTAGCTATTGAACCAGTTTGATATACTACTGCTGGTATTTGTTGTGCTTCTGAATCATTTGTTGCTCTAATTGGGTTTGTATATGCTCCATGTCCAAATGGTGCTGCTGAAATTGGATTTCCAACACTATTTTCAGCCATTTCAACTCTTACAAATTTTGACCTATTTGCATAATCACCATATTCTGTTATTTTACCAGAAGATTCAATTTCATTGTATCTATCACCAATTCTCTTAGCGATATAGTTAGGAGAAGCAGGGTCTAAGTTTACATTATTAAATGTTTCAATAACACTCTTTCTCTTATCAGTATCACCAAATGAACGAATTGTTACAGTAAATGTAGAGTAATCAGTTGAACCATCTTCACCAGCTGCTTTTACGTTTGAAATACCAACTTTAAATTTAGTATTATATGTTGTACCATGTCCTAAAGTTACAAATTTAAAAAGGTCATATCTTTCACCACTAATTAATTGAGATTTAACAAAAGGAGTTTCTGCCGTTTTAACATCACCATAAACTTGATTTGGTAGTGGGTCAGTAGATACTACAATATTATTTCCAAGAGAACCAGTATATAAAGCTGCAATGTTTTCAAAGTAAGTGTATGTATAAGCAACTTTAGCTCCAAATGGAGATTCACCAAATACATCTGCTAAATCATTAGTAGCTGTTGGTAAGATTGATGCCGATACGTTTGTAGCAACCGTCAAATTGTTGATTACAAATGAACCATCGGTTGCATCGTTACTAACTATCGATGATGTTGCAAATCCAACACCCTCATCACCATTAGCGGTTGAGTATAATACTCCAACAAGTTTAGTTCCGATTGAAGCGGATGAACCAGATGCAAAAATACCTAAAGGTGCAACTTGGGTGTAACCACCAATACCACCAACTCTTACGATGGTAGCAGTTCCAGCTTCTCTTAAATAGTTTTGTACTGCGTGTTCAGTATAATAAGTTCCATCAGGAGTTCCGAAGATTTCTTCAAACTCTGATTGCGTTCTAACAATAGTAGGAACGAATGCAGGTCCTTGTTTAAAAGGTCCTATAAATGCTGCTCCAATTTCACCAATTCCTTGCGCTAAGAAGGATAGGTCATTTTCTCTTGTGAATACGCCAGGTGATACGATTCTTTCTGCCATTTTATTTCTTCAATTTGTATTTTAGGTTTGTATTTGCTAGTATGAAATACAGATATAAATATAAAGAAAATATCCAAAACACAAATTTGTTTATAAATCTGCACTTTGGATATTTAACAATAAAAATTTTATATTTTTAAACAGGTGCTCTATCAGCGGCCGGTAATGTTGCACTACCAGATGTTGGTGACCACGGTAAATCCATTTCACTTACATCTAATGATACAAATTTAACACTATCTATTTGTTTTTGTATTTGTTGGTCAATATGATTCATATAATTTGTACTAATATTAGAGCCACTTACATAATTTGTAATCCATCCTATTACCAATTCTTCGGTTAAATCTCTATAATCAACAAATCCATCACCATTTAAATCTTGATGTGAAAATGGAGTTGCTCCGGTGAATGTACCTTGATTTCCATCTTCATCAGTACCAGTAACTTTCCACTGTGTACCAACTATAACATCAGTTAAAGTTGATGTATTTTGTTTTTTAAGACCTGTTAATTTCCATTCGTATGTTAATCCCATAATTTGTTTATTTAGTAATAAATATTATTTTTTTTTATTTTAATCTTCCAACGAACCACTATAATAGTCAGTAGTTAAAAGATGTCTATATGCTTGTTGTAAATCACTATATTCCGATGGTACTTCCAAAAAGAAGCGACAATGATGGTCCATACCAGCTGTACCAATACTTACACCATGTGGATTATCCGCCGGATTAGTTCCTACAAATCCTATTGGTCTACTATCAGATTCTCTAGCAGCTTTATCTTTCCAAACCGTAACTGCTATTTCAGCAACATATCCAGCTTTCCAATAAACTTCTTTTCCTATTTGATTTGCCCCAAACGTTACTAAATTTGGTCTAGTTGGGTCATACGGTGCAGGTATATCTGCTGCTCGTTTATCAATTTTTACGGTTGTAACCACATGATACGCATTCGGTACAGTTAATCCGGTTCCTGGTAATTCGTAATCTCTTATAAGTGCCATAATTTATCCTTTATTATTAAATATAAAATCTTTAATTTTTTGTAATTCTTCTTTTAATAAACTTATTTCTTCAGCTTGCTTATCAATAATCAATTGTTGGTCTTTAATAGATTCAATAAATAAACCTGCTAAGTTGCCATACGCAACTCCATATTCATCATTAACATCACAATACGTTACAGCTTCAGGAATAATTTCATTAACTTCCTGTGCAATTACTCCGATTTGTCTCTTTTTAGTTTCATCATCAATTCTATTATAGTAAACACCTCTCATTTGAAGTAGTTTATCTAATGCAGAATCAATTGTTATAATATTTTCTTTTGCACGTCTATCGGAATATGCTACAATGTTTTCAGTAGCGTAGATACCTCTACTAACATACATACCATAAGAAGGAGATGTTGATGAAGTGTTTACACCCACGCAGTTGTAAGGGAAATAGTGATAGAACATCCATCTACCAGACTGATAATATATACCACCATTACCACCGCCATCAAACATAAGAACTGGTGTGTTTCCTACATCAATTAATATACCACCATATCCATTTCTAGTACCATCTGCCCTCCAAGCTCCATAAGTTGAGTTGTTTGGATACCAGTGTGCACCATTTATTCCAGAATATATACCATGATGACCAGTAAGTTGAGTCCAAGTATATTGATATTGATATCCAGCTCCACCATTAAATTGGTATCTCAAAGTACCCATCGGGTAATCATCATATATACGAGTTCCTTCATACGATGCATTTGCTCCTAATTTAATACCAGTATGATATGCAATTCTTAAATCCGGATAAGGATAACCCCATCCACCAGCTTCTTGGAATAAGTTATATGCTTCCGCACCTACACCAGAATCACCACCAGGATAACGGAAACCATATCTCCTACACTCAATAAATTGTAAGTTTGAGTTACTATTAGGGTCAGCGTACCAAGACGTATCATTTTGGTCATAGAATATTGGTGCTCTAGAACTACCATTTGAGTAAGAGTTACCACCTCTATCAATATAAAACGAAGTTGTACCCCAACTTTGGTTTCTATGTCCGTGGTCATAGTTAATTCTAAATAATCCAGAATCCGCATAACCAAATCCACAAGACCAAGTATTATTATCAAATCCACTGGAGAACATAATCGATGGTCTATCACCACCAGGTCCACCATTTACTCTAAATTCAGATACAATACCCCAAGAGTTATCACCCTGATTGTTTGCTACTTGCAGTGCTCTACTATTAGGCCCGGTTCCAAGTTTAGTAATTGTCATTACGTGCCCTGATGTGCCGAACTCACTATATCCATTAGGGTTTACATAGTATCCAGTATTATCTTGGTCATAGAATATTGGTGCTCTCATTGAACCTCTAGCATACCAGTTATGTCCGGTATCATACCAAACGGATGCAGGGTATGACCAGTTAATACCTACTCCATAATGTGGGTTATAGTTATTATCAAACCATCCAAAACTCAATTCATTTGGATTTCGGTTTGCAATACCCATTACGAATTTACGATAACCACCAGAAGTAAGATTACCGATAAATGATAAAACCCCACCATGTGTCGTGTTACCATTATCAGCGTATGAGTTTATATACAAATGTGGATAATACGGTGCGTTCAATACTAACCCATATCTATCACCATCGGGATATATTGAGGTTGAGCCGTTTGTTGCTAATGTGTCAGGACCTAATAATAATGAATAATATCCAGATGAACCAACAAATCTTCCGTGATTTAATCTTGAGTTTGAATCACCATCCACATAAAATGCAGTATTTCTATCATAGTAAATTGGTGCGTTCATTTGGTCTCTTGCCCAAATTCTAGAAGAAATTCCTGCAAATGTAGTACCATAGTTCATTACCAACAATCCGTGGTCATTTAAACCTAATGATGCTTGTCCTCCAGCGTTTGGATGTGACCAAGCTAAACCATATAAGCTACCGCCACTAGTACCATCAATGGGTAATTTATATGAATCACCCATTGAGAATACACCCTGATATCTAGTAGATGTGTAAACACCTACAACGGATTGTCCGTAGTTGTAATCTAAATAAAGGTTATTATTAACACCAATTCTAACTGCCGAATTAAATCTAACAGAAGAAGTACTATCTGCATTAAATCCTAATAACGTATTTCCTGCTGAGTTGTTTGATGAATAGAATCCACCCGCTTCGTAAGCGTAATAAGAACCATCGACTAATGTATATCCTTGCCCACCTCTATATAAAACTACGAATTCGGCACCACCACTCATTTGTAGTCCCCAAGCTCTAGTAAATCCATAAGATGCCAAGTCACCTAACCAACTACCACTATTGTACCAAACCTGTGCTCCACCAATCGTTACGTTTGATGCGTTTATACCAGCATTTGTAAACGTTGCAGGAACTTGTCCAGTACTACTTCTTACTCTAAATCCAGTACCTGTATAAAATACCAATTCTTCCCAATCATCATCTGCATTCCAAATGTAGTGATTAGTATCTCCATTAGTTCTCAAATATAATCTCTGGTCATTCAATCCATAAGAACCGGTCATATTTATACCGCCAGAAACAGGAATTGCGTAAGATGAATAGTTTCCAGTATGTAAAAGAATTCTCCAACCACTTTGCCATGCAGTAGTACCATACCAAGCATATCTATGTCTTATTTCACCCTGATTAAAATACATTTGGTCATGTTGGTGTCCTACTAATCCATAATATTCTATCAACGTACCATAAGAAGATGGTGCTCCAGGTTGGGTATAGTTATCCCACATTCTAAATGATAATGGTTGTGTACCACTTCCATTTCCATGAGCGTTCCAACCAAAATCCCACTCTCTATAAGGGAATGTTACTTGATTTACTACTATTCTATCACTATTCCATAAGTAAGTTGTATCGTTTTGAATATAAAAAAGTGGTGAACGGAAATTACCCGTATTGGAATCAGGAGTTATAAAAACATCCTGGTTTGTCATTCTTAATGTTGTGAAATTGGAATTACCTTCTGTACCGGTATTTAAATCGATTCTTCTAGCAGTTCTTGATGATATAATTGTTCTACCACTTCCATCGTGATTCCAACTAAATCCATCGGCTGCATAAGCTGCATAAGAACCAAATGACTGAGATGAACCACCTAACCCAAAGAATCCTTTATGTGAACCATTTTGTTGGAAATCAACTAAACCATACGCCGATGCATCATTTAAATTGAGTTTTAAATTTTGACCCGTATTATAGTTGTTTCTCATATCAATCGAACCAAACGTAGTTAATTCGTTTAAAACAGATAAACCATCTCCATGAAATCTATATCCGGTATCATTAGAATCATAGAATATTGGTGCTCTAAATGAACCAAATTCCGTTGTATTATCACTATAAGTGTACATTCTAGCGTTACCATTGTATAATACTCTAAATCCAGGGTTTGTACTTCCACCATCTACCGTAGTGCTGTTTACCTCCACAAAACCACCTCTAATAAGGATTGTATCATCCGCATCGTTTTCAGTTCTGATAACTAATCTAGAAGTTTCACCACTTACACCATTTGTTGCAGTTTCATAATAAATTTGTGCACCATCCGATGGATAGTTTACACCACTTCTAAAATCAATAGTTGCTCTACCGTATGTACTACTTGCCAATAAAACAAGGTTTGCCGTTGATGAACCATAAGATGCTCTACCAGTTGCAACATTACTTTCCAATGTTAAACCACCCATTAGAGATGTTCCATCCGGGTCTACATAATAATTAGTATTAGTACCGTAATAAATGTTTGCAGTTATTGAACCTCTAAATGTTCTATTTCCTGAATAGGATACTTTGATTACTTTCCAACCACTAATATAAGAAGTTCCACCACCAGTATAATTAAATAATGCTTGTGGAGTCCAAAATTTAGTTCCTGGTCTAAATTGACCTACCGAGTTTCCAAATCCACTAATATATCCGCTTACCTTTGTCCAAGAAGCTCCTGGAAAAGTATTACTCATTGTCCAATACCCAAACGAACCAGGATTACCACCTAATGAACTAAATCCACTATTATAATCAATAGAACCCATATAGTGTCCATTTGAACCAGCTGTACTCCTAATCCAACATTCCATGTAGAATATATCATCCTGGTCAACCGGAATATATGGAAATCCACTACCATATTCTCCACCAACATTCACATTACCAACTATTTGAATTGCATATCCTCCAGGTGAAGTTGAATCATTTACCCAAGTTACATTACCATTGTTAAAGTAAGCTTGCAATTGGTCATTTGTCCAAGCAGTATCAAATTCAAATACAGTTTCACCAGGTGTGTAATGTCCTACTGGATATCTGCTGGTATTGATTCGGGATTGGTCTAATACTAATCTATTGAATCTTGAATAATCATTAAGGTCTAATTGATATGCAGTATTTGCAGAATCATAGAATATTGGTGCTCTAAAATCACCGTATGCTTCCACAGTAGCATTTCCTCTAATAACCATATTACGGTCTCCCGCTAAACCACCATCTCTGAATACAATATCTTCACCACCTGAAGTTGCTATAATTAAATGGTTATCATCAGTATCGGTTGCTTGAATATATCCTCGTAAACTACCAGCTGATGTATAGAATTGAGCTACGCCACCACCTGTAATATTTAATCCTGTAAATGATACACTATCAGATGTACGGATATTTTGATTCATTAGATGAACTTCCGTAAATCCAGGTCCAGTATTTATTGAAGCAAATGTTGGAGAATCGGTTGTACGAACTGCTTGATTTAGATAGTCTGAAAATTGATAACCATCCCATAAATCCGCATCTAATCCAGTACCAGCTCCATCGTTTCCAGTATGCCATAATTTATAACCAGTACCCCAAGTTGCAGAATCGTATGCTTGTCTAGCTATATAAACATTATCAGAGTATTTATCTCCAACGATTGCCCAGCTTTGTTTTACATCACCACCATTATAAGTTGACATCCATAAAACATCGTTCCAACTTCCACCAAATCCAAGATTAGAACCGGCAAGCATTGCTACCTTTAATTTACCAGCTCCAAATATAGAGTTGTTTGGTTTTTCACTACCACCACTTACATAATATCCACCTAAATAGTTATCTGCTCTTGTATATTGTCTTTGGTCATAGTAAGTGCCTTCTTGTCCATCCAATAAATCTGAATTGAGGCTTGATACTAATGTAGTTGATGAAACTACTAATGGAGATGTACCAGTTGCTACTGTTGATGTTATTCTATTAAATGAAACGTTATCAGATGTACGAACATTCTGATTCATCAAATAAACTTCAGTTGCTCCAATTCCAGTATCTATTGTACCACTAAGAACTACGTTACCAGCTACTGATAAAGTATTATCTGCTGTCCATCTATCAGTACTTTCATCCCAATAGAATGATACATTTGATGATGAACCTCTCCTAACTTCTATACCAGCATTTTCAGTTGGTGCTCCAGTTGTAAAGTTTGAGTTAAGAGTTATAATATTATCCGCTAATAGGATTGTTTCTGTATTAATCGTTGTTGTTGTACCACTTACAGTAAGGTTACCACTAATTGTAGCATCTCCAGTTACTGTCAATGTACTACCATCGAATCTTAAATTTGCTTCAACGGTTGCATTTGGTGCAGTTCCGTTTAATGTGATTACACCATTATCAGTTGTACCAGTTAATGATAATAATCCAGATGAACCACTACTTCCGCTTGTTCCAGAAGTTCCTGATGTTCCAGAAGTTCCTGATGTTCCAGAAGTTCCTCTAGTTCCACTACTACCAGAAGTTCCAGATGTTCCACTACTACCGCTTGTTCCAGAAGTTCCTGATGTGCCGCTTGTTCCAGAAGTACCCCTTGTCCCAGAAGTTCCCGATGTACCAGATGTACCAGAAGTTCCTGATGTACCAGAAGTTCCTGATGTACCAGAAGAACCACTAACTCCAGATGTTCCACTACTACCAGATGTTCCACTACTACCGCTTGTTCCAGAAGTTCCTGATGTGCCGCTTGTTCCAGAAGTACCGCTTGTTCCAGATGAACCACTAACTCCAGATGTACCAGAAGTACCGCTTGTTCCAGAAGTACCGCTTGTTCCAGAAGAACCACTTGTTCCAGAAGTACCTGAGGTACCCGATGTACCAGAAGTACCACTTGTACCAGAAGTTCCACTTGTACCGGATGTTCCACTTGTACCACTACTACCACTCACACCACTTGTACCAGAAGTTCCCGATGTGCCATTTATTCCACTCGTACCAGATGTACCACGTGTTCCAGAAGTACCTGATGTACCTGAAGTACCTGAAGTACCTGAAGTTCCACTAATTCCGGATGTACCGGATGTTCCAGATGTACCAGCTGAGCCCGATGAACCTTGTGCTCCTGATGTTCCCGATGTTCCAGAAGTTCCTCTTGTTCCAGAAGTTCCAGAAGTTCCGCTTGTTCCAGATGAACCCGCACTTCCACTAGCTCCACTTGTACCTGATGTACCGGATGTACCCGATGTTCCAGAAGAACCACTAATTCCAGAAGTTCCTGAAGTTCCTCTTGTTCCCGATGTTCCAGAAGTTCCTGCAGTTCCTCCACTTCCACTCACACCACTTGTCCCACTACTTCCAGATGTACCACTTGTTCCACTTGTTCCAGAAGTTCCTGATGTACCACCACTACCAGCAGTACCACTACCACCTCCAGCTCCAGTTAATCCAGATGTGCCAGAAGTTCCTGATGTACCACTCGTTCCAGAAGTACCATTACTTCCACTTATTCCACTTGTACCCGATGTACCATTAGTTCCACTCAACCCACTTGTACCAGAAGTTCCCGATGTGCCGCTTATACCACTCGTACCACTACTTCCACTTACACCACTCGTACCACTACTCCCACTTACACCACTCGTACCACTACTACCAGATGTTCCACTGCTACCAGAGGTACCAGATGTACCAGAAGTTCCCGATGTACCACTAGTACCGGTTTGACCGGATGTTCCAGAAGTACCACTTGTACCACTCGTACCGGATGAACCAGATGTTCCACTTTGTCCTGATGTTCCAGATGTTCCTGATGTGCCAGATGTTCCGCTACTACCCGATGTTCCAGAAGTTCCACTTGTACCAGAAGTTCCAGAAGTTCCTGATGTTCCTCTAGTTCCACTTGTACCAGAAGTTCCAGAAGTTCCAGAAGTTCCTGATGTGCCGGAGGTTCCTGATGTTCCTGATGTTCCTGATGTACCGGATGTACCAGATGTACCAGATGTTCCACCACTTCCGCTTGTTCCAGATGTACCAGAAGTTCCTGATGTACCAGATGTTCCACTTGTACCACGAGTTCCAGATGTACCAGATGTTCCCGATGTTCCAGAAGTTCCTGATGTTCCTGAAGTTCCTGAAGTTGCCGCTGCAAATCTTCTACTAATTCTTCCTGTTGTTGTGTTAAGAACTAATACTTCGTTTGTTGTATTATCAGTTGGTATTGTATCCCCAGTTACAAACATTGAGCCACTAACTGATAAACTACCAGTTATTTCTTGTTTATCATTTGATGCATCACCAAATTTGTTACTTCCACTTGCGTAGATTATCGATGATGAAATAAAAGTTGTATGTAATTCAGTTGATGTTATTTTTCCAGCTACAGTTACATCTCCTTTAAAAATACCACTACCAGTTACTATTAAAAATCTATCTATTGTAACACCAGTATTTATTATTAATCCTCTATTTGGTGAAATTGTTGCAGTTGCCGAGCCTGATTTAATTTGATTTAGGTCTCCTAAAGCTCCAGCTGATAAGTTAAACAACCCACTACCATCACCTCTAAATAAAGATGCCGTAATTGATGATGATACTGCTAATGAACCAGATATTTCGGCATTACCTCTTATTGATATTGGAGAATTTGTCTGTCCAACTATTAAATTAGTTTGGATACCAGAGGCAGTAAAATTACCCACTACATTCACCGATTCCGATGTGAAGTTGGCTATTCTACTTCCACTCACAAATAACGCAACTAAGCTTGAACTTAGTTGATTTAAACCATTAGGGTTACCTCCTAAATATTCCATTCATTAAAACTTTTATGTTATCTCCAATACTGAAACAATTACATCGGCTGAGTTGGCTAAAGATGATGTTACTGAGAGAAAATCTCCAGTTTCTAAAACCAATTTTTGTTCGCCACCAACCAATACATTAGAACTACCAGGTAAAATTAAAGAATCTTTAACTACATACGCAACTTTGTTAGCAGATACATCTCGTACCATTACACTAACTGAAATATTAGTTGTGTTTACATTAGCTACTCCAACACCGATTACAGTTGTTGAAGTTGCTGCAGGTGTTTCATATACTTTAACACCGGTTGTTCCAATTGAACTATTTATACTATTTTTAAATGCGTTTGCCATTTTTTAATTTTATTTATCCTAATGCTATTGCAAATGCGATAGCCGAATCCACTACATTAACCCCATCTACCAAATATCCACCAGCTGTCAGATTCATTGAACCTGTCATTATTAAAGAACCACTTACCGATAATTTATTAGTTATACTTAAATTTGCAAATGATGCCTGTTGGACTTCAATTGTACCTTTAAATGAACCAGTTAAAGAACCAGTAAACGAACCACTAAGGTCAGCAAATGCATTATTCCTATCTTGAATAATAGAACCAGAAAATATAGGACTGTGTATTATCATTCTACCTTAATTATTTTGTTATAGGTATAAATATAAACTATTATATCTTTTAAGGTTTTACAGGCCATTCTATATTAAAAGGATTTGATTGATTTGTAATTTCTCTTAGTTGCTGTCTATAAGTACTCCATAAATCTTTTATAGTCTGTGAAATATCACTTAATTGTGTCCAATCACATTCTGCCAATAATTGATTTCGAGTTTCTCTAACAATAAACCATTGATTTTCTAATCTATAATCTATTTCACTTTGAGATGCATCGGTTTGTATCCAATTTTGATAATATACACCATCGGTTAAAATAGGAGTTCCTTCGGTAATATTTTTCGTATAATCATTTGGCATTGGAGTTGGAGTAACTACATACATATCCCAATTAGTTAATACTAAATCGGTTAATTCAGCCGGTAAACTTACATTTGGATACGCATTTCTTAATTGAGAAATACTATACGGATAATTTATTGTTTCATCTATAATTCGTAAATACATATTATTTAAAGTTTGCAGGTATTGAAGCGAAGTTTGTTAAATTTATACAATTGTTAAAACAATCAGTTCCAGATGGCGTTGGTGTTCTATTCCATAATTCAGGAGCAGTTCCAGTTAATGCGTTCGAAGTAGAACTCATATTATAACAGTTATTGAAAACTAACGCATTTATATTATTTGTAAATTGCAATACATTAGTTAATGCTCTACAATTTCTAAAAGTTCCGGAAAAGTTTGTTGCATTTACATTCAAATCAAATAAAGTAGATGGAACTGATGTTAATGCCGTACACGCAAAAAAGCATGATGCGAATGTTGTTGCCTGTGGTACATTATCAAATAAACCAGTTGGTACACCTGTTAATGTTAATATTGATGCAAATGAGTTAGAAAATGTTGTTGCATTTGGTGAATAATCAAATATATCAGCGGGTATATTTGCTAATCTAGTTGCTTGGAAAAATGAGTTGAAATTGACAACTTCCGATAAACCAGTATAACCACCAACATCATCAATTGCACTACTACCAGGTATCGTTGTTAAATTTTGACAACCATAAAAATTTATAGTTCTAATACCAACAATTCCCCATTGTACCAATTCAGTAATTAAATTTCTAATTGCTGCATTATTATTTACAGAAAATCCTGGCATAAATCCACTAATAGTAATTGTATATGTTCCAGTAGAAACATAAGTGTGGATTCTATCAGGAGAAGATGATGATGTTATTAAAGGCGAACTAGTACTATCCCCCCAACTAATTGTAAGATTTGGTTTTAATAATCCAAAATCAACCAATGGTACTGTAAATACAGTATTTGCTGTTGTTGTTGTAATTTTAAACACAAACGGAAATACTTCCGCAGAATCAGATGGTATTAATTTTCTTGCTATACTCATAACTATAATTATTAACTCATATTTTTTCCAACTACAAATCCGTAATAAGTTGTACCACCATTGAATGTAAAGAATGATAATACATCTGTACCAATTGATGTTAATATTGGAGCACTTCCATTAACCCAATCTACACTAGCAGGCCAAGTTATAGCGTAACCACCAGCATTAACCATTGTAAATGTAAATCCAAATGCATTTGATGCAGGTGGGTTTGATATTGTTATTGTAGATGTGCCATTAAATTGTCTTCTAAAGTTATTTGCTGTCGATAAATCTAAAGTTACACTACCACCGGTTGTTAAATCAGAATAAGTTTCTCTAAATGTTGTTGCTGTTATATTTTGCGTTGCCGATATTGCTCCTGTAACACCTATGTTACCCGTTTGTGTAGTTGTACCGGTTATCGTTAATATAGAACCATCAAATGTTAAATTACTTTCAACTACTGCGCCAACTGGTGCGTTTGAATAAGTAAGTAATCCATCGTTAGTAGTTCCAGCTAAAGCAAATCCATTTGTACCTGATGTTCCAGAGGTAAAGTTCGGAGGAGTTGTACCCGATGTTCCGGATGAACCAGTTTGTCCACTTGTTCCTGCGGTACCAGAAGTAAAGTTCGGAGGAGTTGTACCCGATGTTCCAGAAGTACCGGTTTGACCACTCGTTCCTGCGGTTCCAGATGTAAAGTTCGGAGGAGTTGTGCCTGAAGTACCCGAAGTACCAGTCTGTCCACTCGTTCCTGCGGTACCAGATGTAAAGTTTGGAGGAGTTGTACCCGAAGTACCCGAAGTACCCGCCTCACCAGTAGTACCTTGTGCTCCAGATGTACCAGATGTTCCACTACTTCCAAAGAATGTACCATTTAATCCACTTGTTCCGGTTGTTCCAGATGTTCCGTTTGTACCTAATCCAGATGTACCAGAAGTTCCTGATGTTCCACTCGTTCCAGATGTTCCACTACTACCAAAGAATGTACCATTTAATCCAGATGTTCCTGTTGAACCAGAAGTTCCATTTGTACCTAATCCTGATGTACCAGATGTACCAGAAGTTCCTGAAGTTCCTGAAGTTCCGCTACTACCAAAATATGTACCGTCAAATCCAGATGTTCCAGAAACTCCACTAGTTCCACTACTTCCAGATGTTCCATCAGTTCCGGTAGAACCAGATGTACCAGAAGTTCCTGAAGTTCCACTACTACCAAAATATGTACCATCTAATCCACTTGTACCAGAAGTACCAGAAGTTCCATTAGTACCGGTTTGTCCAGATGTTCCAGAAGTTCCAGATGTTCCGGATGACCCGCTTGTACCAGATGAACCAAAAAATGTTCCATCTAAACCAGATGTTCCACTACTACCGGTACTTCCCGATGTTCCGCTTGTTCCAGAAGTTCCTGCACCTGATGTACCAGATGTTCCAGCTTCACCACTCGTACCAGAAGAACCAAAGAATGTTCCATCAATTCCACTTGTTCCACTACTTCCAGATGTTCCGCTTGTTCCAGATGTACCTGCTCCAGAAGTTCCAGATGTACCAGCTTCACCACTTGTACCAGATGAACCAAAGAATGTACCATCTAATCCAGATGTTCCACTACTTCCAGATGTACCATCGGTTCCAGTAGAACCAGATGTGCCATTCGAACCAGATGTACCAGATGTTCCCGATGTCCCACTACTACCAAAGAATGTACCATCTAATCCAGATGTTCCAGATGTTCCATCAGAACCAGTTGTACCAGATGTACCAGATGTACCAGATGTTCCAGATGTTCCTGATGTGCCGGATGTTCCACTACTACCAAAATATGTACCATCTAGTCCAGATGTTCCGGATGTTCCCGTAGTTCCAGATGTACCCGATGTTCCAGATGTTCCAGAAGAACCTGCAGTTCCAGTGCTACCACTTGTTCCCGATGTTCCACTACTTCCAAAATATGTACCATCTAATCCGCTTGTTCCAGAAGAACCCGATGTACCCGCAGTTCCCGTACTACCACTTGTTCCGGATGTACCACTGCTACCACTTGTACCAGATGAGCCAAAATATGTACCATCTAGTCCGCTTGTTCCAGAAGAACCCGATGTTCCATCTGAACCAGATGTTCCTCTAGTTCCAGAAGAACCGGATGAACCAGATGTTCCCGATGTTCCATCGCTACCAGATGTTCCACTTGTGCCATTTATGCCAGATGTTCCAGATGAACCAGTACTTCCACTACTTCCAGAAGTTCCAGAAGTTCCACTTGTACCATTCGTTCCAGAAGTTCCACTTGTGCCATTCGTTCCAGAAGTACCACTCGTACCCTCAGAACCGGTTGTACCAGATGAACCGGTACTTCCAGATGTTCCACTTGTTCCAGATGTACCACTCGTACCATCGGTTCCAGAAGTACCACTTGTTCCATCTATTGCAGATGTTCCACTCGTACCTTCGGAGCCAGTTGTACCAGATGAACCGGTACTTCCTGATGTTCCAGCTGAGCCAGATGTACCAGAAGTTCCATCACTACCCGATGTACCCGATGTTCCACTACTTCCAGAAGTACCATCTGAACCGGTACTTCCTGATGTTCCACTTGTACCAGAAGTACCGCTTGTTCCAGAAGTTCCATCACTTCCTGATGTTCCAGAAGTTCCACTACTTCCACTAGTACCAGATGAACCAGTGCTTCCTGAAGTTCCTGATGTTCCTGATGAGCCGCTTGTTCCTGATGTACCATCTGTTCCAGAAGTTCCACTTGTTCCGCTACTTCCAGAAGTTCCGGATGAACCGGTAGTACCAGATGAACCGCTTGTTCCAGATGAACCACTACTACCAGAAGTACCACTACTTCCACTTGTACCAGATGTACCACTACTTCCAGTTGTTCCGCTCGTACCAGATGTTCCACTACTTCCCGATGTACCAGATGTCCCATCTTCTCCAGATGTTCCAGATGTACCAGATGTACCAGAAGTTCCTGATGTGCCAGAAGTTCCACTACTACCGGTACTTCCAGATGTTCCGCTTGTTCCAGAAGTTCCTGATGTGCCAGATGTTCCGCTTGTTCCAGAAGTTCCACTTACACCATCACTTCCCGATGTACCAGATGTTCCAGATGTACCAGATGTACCAGAAGTTCCTGATGTTCCACCACTTCCAGATGTTCCGCTACTTCCAGATGTTCCACCCGTACCAGCAGTTGCAGATGTACCAGATGTTCCTCCACTTCCAGATGAACCCGATGAACCTCCGCTTCCAGAAGTTCCTCCACTTCCACTACTTCCAGAAGTTCCGGATGTTCCGCTTGTTCCACCACTTCCAGATGTTCCGCTTGTTCCACCACTTCCAGATGTTCCCGATGTTCCACCACTTCCACTACTTCCAGATGTTCCAGAAGTTCCAGAAGTTCCACTACTACCTGATGTACCAGATGTACCTCCACTTCCCGATGTTCCAGAAGAACCACCGCTACCAGATGTACCAGATGTTCCTCCGCTTCCAGAAGAACCCGATGTGCCAGAAGTTCCGGATGTACCACTACTTCCGGATGTTCCACTACTTCCGGATGTTCCACTACTTCCAGATGTTCCTGAAGTTCCTTCTGAACCAGTAGTTCCAGATGTTCCAGAAGTACCACTTGTCCCAGCACTTCCAGATGTTCCAGAAGTACCACTTGAACCAGAAGTTCCTGATGTTCCACTCGTTCCAGATGTTCCACTACTACCACTGGAACCAGAAGTACCACTTGAACCACTTGTTCCGGATGAACCGGATGTTCCAGAAGTACCACTTGTACCACTAGTTCCTGATGTGCCACTACTTCCGGATGTTCCACTACTTCCAGATGTACCAGATGTCCCATCTTCTCCAGATGTACCACTACTTCCACTTGTTCCGGATGAACCGGATGTTCCAGAAGTACCCGAAGTTCCCGAAGTACCAGAAGAACCCGATGTACCCGCAGTTCCTGCGGTACCAGTTGTACCAGATGAACCAACAGCAGCTACTATATTTCTTCTTTCTAATCGTTTTGTTATACTATTCCAAATAACAACATCTTCAGATGAACCAGATGGTAAGTTTTGTAATATTAAACTACCACTTACTCCCAAACTACCACTAATAGTTAAATTAGCGTTTATCGTAGAATCTTTGTTTACTTGTAAGAATGATGCCGTATTTACTCCTTCCGCATTTAAAGCGTAAAGAGCGTATGATGCGGTAAATGCTAATGAAGCAGTACCAACCAACATTGATGCAGTTTGTGAATTCTGAACAAAGTTTGAGGTATCTACATTCGATGCATTTTGTGCAAATAATGCGTAAGATGCAGTTCTTGCAAATGATGCAGATAAAACAGTCATTGAAGATGTTCTATCGTTTCTTACATATTCAGTTAGATTTAATCCGGTTAAGTTTTCAACATAAGATGCGGTTAGTGCGTATGAAGAACTTACAGCCCTACCAACAGTCATTGATGCGGTTTGTGAATTTCTTACATATTGTGCAGTATCACTCAATGATGCAGATAAATTTGCCAATGATGCTGAATCAAATCCCGCTACAGTCTTTGCAAATTCTGCAGTTATAGCGTATGATGCAGATAATACATTTCCAAATACTCTATCACCAGGTATTGTACCATTAATCAATGAACCACCACTACCAATTACAACGTGTCCACTAGTCAATCCACTAAATACAATTTGAATAGTGTCATCATTAATTGATTTTATTGTGCCAGGTAAAATTTGGTCTTCAGAACCAGTTGCGTACACTTGCACCATTGGGTATCTAATTCCCAAATTATGTACAATTGTTAAATTACTAACATTATTAAATGATACAGTTTCAGTTAATGAAGTTTCAGGTTGAGGTATAAAATATCCTCTATTTTCATCATATCGTAAAATATCATATTCCGCAGATGCAGTTGGTCCTACTCCTTGGAAATTATAAGTTCCTAAGAATGAACCAGTAAATAATGGTGAAAATATTAAATTACTTGCTGTAATTTGGTTTGTTACTACTAAATTACCCTCAATTAAAGATGATGTATTTACTACAAATCCAAAATTTGGAGATATTCTAGCTATTGCTGAGCCTGATTGTAATAGTGATGTTTCAAATGATAAATTAGCAATGTTAATATTTGTAATACCACTACCATCTCCAACGAATGAAGAACCAGATGATACTATAATGTTTCCACCAGTTACAAACAATCCACCACTAACACTTAGGTTACCAGACACAAATGTTCTAGTTCCAATTTCTAATCCTCTATTTGGAGAAATTACTGCTTCAAATGAACCAGACTGAATTCTATCAATCTGCAAATCATCTAATGCTTCAGGTGGAATATTAAATAATCCACTACCATCTCCATCAAATCGAGATGCTGTAATTGGTACATTTACATCTAATTTATTTGGGTCAATAATTGCAATACCAGAACCAGAGTTAATCTTTGCTAATTCTAAATTTTCAATCGCATCAGGTGGGATATTAAATAATCCACCACCATCACCAACAAATAAAGATGCAGTAATAGAACCACTAATTGCTACTGATGATGTAAATTGTGATTTAAACGAACCAGAAGATGGGGCAGTTATTACTCTAAAAGTATCTCCACTTGCTACCGATGCGGTTGCAGAACCACTAGCTATTAAAGGAGCTGCGGATGCTTGTACATTAGTGATAAATCTACCATCACCAAAAATGAATCCCCTTGCCGTTAAATCATCTGCTTTTAATGAACCACTAACCTCTACACTACCAGTAAATTCAGAACCTACTTCCGAACCAGTTGCCGCAGTTATTACTCTAAAATCAAACCCGTTTGCTACCGATGCAGTTGCCGAACCACTAGCTATAAATGGAGCTGCGGATGCAACTACATTTGTAATAAATCTACCATCTCCAAAGAAGAATCTAGTTGAAGTTATATCTTGTCCTAATATTGAGCCACTAACTGATATTGAACCAGTAAATTCAGAACCTATTTGAGAACCTGTTTTTTCAGTTCTTACTACAAATGTTTCTCCACTTGCTACCGAAGCAGTTGCCGAACCACTTGCTATCAATGGAGCTGCAGCCGCTTGTACATTGGTAATAAATCTACCATCACCAAAGAAAAATCCTCTAGCAGTTAAATTATCCCCAATAAGTGAGCCACTCACATTAACCGAACCGGTAAATTGTGAACCAATTTGTGAACCGGTAAATGGTGTTATTACTCTAAAACCCTCATCAGGTGTTACCGATGCTGTTACTGAACCCGATTTAATTTCGGTACTAATAAGTGCATCTTCAGTTAGTGCTGAACGGGGGATATTTCTTAAATATCTTCCTTCTCCATAATAATTTGAAGATGATTGAAGATATATTGCTCCACTAACTTCATTTATAAATAAACTACCACTAACATCAATACTACCAGTAAATCTAGAACCAATTTGAGTTGTATAAACTCCATTTTCATTTATTGATGATGTAAATCCAGTTTCAACTCTGAATCCGAATACAGGAGAAACGGATGCGGTTACGGAACCAGATTTAATTTCAGTACTAATTAATGCATCTTCTGTTAAAGCCGAACGAGGTATATTTCTTAAGAATTGTCCATCAGAATAAAGTCCAGATGATGAATCTATAAATAATGCACCAGAAGTAAAGTTTAAGAACATACTTCCAGATACAACAACACTTCCACTAAATGTAGAACCACTAACAACCGATTGAACTAAGAATCCAGAGTCAGGTGATACCGAAGCGGTCACACTAGCACTTGCTATTCTAACTGAATCTTCGGTTATCGCAGAACGAGGAATATCAAATAAACCTCTACCACTACCACTATACATCGAAGCAGTAAGATTACCTTCTATTTTAGTATTTCCAATTAATCGTATTTCTGCAGGAATAATTAATTCATTTATTAAATTAATTGTACCCTTCATTGAAGAATGTAATTGACAATTATAGTAAAGTGTATCTGGCGAACCGGATGGCGGAGTGAATACAATAGTACCACTATCAGTTCCATTATTTGTAATACTACTACTATATGAATTAGATGTACCGGTTGATTCTATATATTTAATCCAAAATGGGTGTCCAGGTGCATTTACATCAATAGTGTATTGTAATCCCCTAACTAATGTTATAGTTGGGTTTGAACCACTAATAAGACCGACTTCTATTATATAAGAATTACTACCATCATTTGTTACAGCAATAGTTCTATCTATTAAATAATCAGGTGTACTTCTTGCAGATGAAGATACAATAAAACTTCCATCAAATCTAGAATGTGTATTTACTTTAAATCCATCCGATGGTGATATTGATGCGGTTGCACTTCCACTAAATATTTTTGTAGAATCTATTGCTAAATTTGCTAATGTAATATTGTTAAGGAATCTACCATCTCCAATAAAAAATGAACCACTTCTTACAAGCAAACTACCACTAATATTTACACTACCAGTAAATTGCGAACCACTTTCTGCCGATTTTACAACAAATCCAAAATTAGGTGAAACGGATGCCGTTACACTACCACTTTTAATTTCAGTTGATATTAATGCGTCTTCACTAAGAGCATTTCTAGGAATATTTCTTAAATAAGTACCTTCACCAAAATAAGCAGATGATGAACCAAGTATTAATGCTCCAGATGTTGCATTTATTGTTAAACTTCCAGTTATTTTAACACTACCAGTTATCTGTGAACCGCTTGCTACGGATTCTACAACAAATCCCCTGTCAGGCAATGCTGAAGCAGTCACACTCCCACTTGCAATTCTAAATAATTCCTGTGATAGTGCTGAGAATGGAATATCTGTCAATCCTGCTCCACTACCACTAAATACGGATGCAGATACACCCATTCTAAATCTACTACTTCCACTTACTAATAAACTTCCACTAAATATAGAACCACTCGCAACAGATGTTACTACAAATCCAAAATTAGGTGATACCGATGCGGTTACCGAACCACTAAATATTTTTGATGTATCTAAATCGGATAAAGCTGCAACTGGTATATCAAATAGATTTCTACCACTACCACTAAACGAACCTGTTCTTAAAAATACCGAACCACTTAAAAATACCGAACCACTAAATTGAGAACCTCTTTCGGTAGATTCTACTCGAAATCCAAATTGGGGAGTTACCGATGCCGTTACCGAACCGGAAAGAATTCTATTGGTATCTAACGCATCAGGTGCCAACGCCGTTCTCGGTATATCAAATAATCTAGCACCACTACCAGAGTAAGATGAACCAGATACAATTTCAATGCCTCTACTACCACTTATGAAAACTGAACCAGTAAATTGAGAACCAAAATCCGATGATTTTACTATAAATCCCTTATCAGGTGCAGCTGATGCCGTTACCGAACCACTAGCTATTTGTGTAGTCTCCAATGGTGGAATAACAATATTAGTTAATCTACTACCATCTCCTTGAAATGAACCACTAAAATTAAGTGCACTCATTGATACAGCGGTTACAGCTGATGCAATTACCGAACCACTTACTCTAACACTTCCAGAAATTTCAGAACCAACTTCAGCCGATTCTACTTTAAATCCAAATACAGGTGAAACTGATGCGGTTATACTACCACTAGCAATTCTAAAAGAATCTCCGGTAAATGCAGAACGAGGAATATTAAATAATCCAGCACCATCACCTTGTATAAATGATGCTGAAAATGAACCCGTAAATTCTCTAGCTCTAACAACTTCACTTACATCTAAACTTCCGGAAATAACAACTCCAGGTGTTTTTTGTAAAACCCCGTCTATAATGTTAATTATACCACCCATTGATAAATGAAGTTGGCAATTATAATATAGAGTATTAGGTGAACCAACTTGTGGTGTAAATGTTATTACCCCATTATCATCACCGTTATTCGTTACACCGGTATTATATGCGTTTACAATACCAGTGGATTGAATTGTTTTTATCCAAAATGGATGCCCACTTGCATTTAAATTAAATGTATAAGTTACCCCTCTTACTAAAGTTAGTGTAGGATTATCACCAATAATTCCACCGGTAAAAGAATACGATGTACTGCCATTATTAGTTACATTATATATTGGATTGATTGATTCGGTTGCAAAATATGTAGCAGATGCCGATATAATCATACTACCGGTAAAGGTAGAAAATGTATTTACTCTAAATCCATTATTTGGAGTTATTGATGCAGTTACCGAACCACTACCAATTTTGGAGAGGTCTAAATCTTCAATTGCATTTACTGGTATATTAAACAATCTAGCACCACTACCTGAATAAGATGAACCCGATGCCAATTCAATACCTCTAGCTCCACTTACAAAAAGTGAACCTGTAAATTGAGAACCACTATCAATTGATTGTATTCTAAATCCAAAATCAGGCGTTACAGATGCCGTTACTGAACCACTCGCTATTAAATTTGATAAAAGTGCATCTGGTGTAAGTGCTGAACGAGGTATATCAAATAAACCCGCACCACTACCACTAAATACACCACTACCACTTGGTATAAATACACTTCCACTAATATCAATTGAACCTGTAAACTCTGAACCACTTACTCTGGATTCCACACGGAATCCAAATTGAGGAGTTACAGACGCGGTAACACTACCACTTGCTATTAAGTTTGATAATAATGCGTCAGGAGTAAGTGCCGAACGAGGTATATCAAATAAACCCGCACCACTACCACTAAATACACCACTACCGGATGGTATGAATATACTTCCACTCACATCAATTGAACCAGTAAATTCAGAACCACTTATTTGCGATTCTACACGGAATCCAAAATTAGGTGATACCGAAGCAGTTACAGAACCAGATTCTATTCTTGGTGCAGCTGCTGCTTGTACATTTGTTAATTGAGAACCATCTCCTATAAATGCAAATGCTTTAACACTACCACTTACATCAATACTTCCCGTAAATTGAGAACCAAATTGAGAACCAGTAAATGGTGTTTCTACTTTAAATCCAAATACAGGTGAAACTGATGCGGTTATTGAACCTGATTTTATTTCGGTAGATATTAATGCGTCTTCGGTTAATGCTGAACGAGGTATGTTTCTTAAGAATTGGCCCTCACCATAATAATTTGAACCAGATGCTAATTGTAAAGAGCCACTAAATGGTGATACGAATAAACTACCACTAATATTAACGGAACCACTAAATTGAGAACCACTTTCTTGTGATTGCACTTTAAATCCAAATACAGGAGATACAGACGCAGTTATACTACCACTTGATATTAAAGTTGATTCTAATGAATCGATATTAAGTGCCGATAATGGAATATTAAATAATCCTTCACCACTACCACTAAAGAATCCACTACCAGATGGAATTACAACATTTCCACTTACAAAAAGAGAACCAGTAAAAGTAGACCCACTTGCGACTGATAATACTTTAAATCCTTCAGTTGGTGAAACTGATGCAGTAACACTACCACTTGCAATTCTACTAGCTACTAATGAATCTATATTAAGTGCTGAAAGTGGTATGTTAAATAATCCTTCACCACTACCACTAAAAAAACCACTACCAGATGGTATAGTAATATTCCCACTTACAAAAAGAGAACCAGTAAATTGAGAACCACTTACAATTGAAACTACTTTAAATCCATCTTCAGGTGTTACTGATGCGGTTACCGAACCGGTTACTAATCTTGTAGCTTGTGGTAAATTAAATATATCTCTACCATCACCAAAAAAAGAACCGGTAAATGAACCAGTGATAGATTGTGATGCGGTAATATCATTTACAATAATAGATGAACTAACTAATACAGATCCTGTAAATTGTTGTCTATCAGTATAATTATCTCCAAATATATTTGAACCAGAAGAATAAATTACCGATGATGATATATAAGATACTATTATACTTTCCGCATAAATTGTATCATCGACATAAAGGTCACCTTGAACTCTAGTGTTCGTATTAATTAATAAATTCCCTTCTACAAAAGATGCAGTTGCCGAACCACTTGATATAAATCTTGCGGCAGGTAGATTAAATAAATCTCTACCGTCTCCATAATAAGAACCAGTAAATGAACCAGTAAATGAACCAGTAAATGCTCCAGTTGCTCTATCTAAATCTAAACTTCTTACAAATCCTCTATTACCCTGGTCATCCGAAACTACAATAGCTGGAGAACCTGAAAGTGATGCCGAAAAATTTGGAACACCTAAATTTGGTTCAACTTGTGATAAATCAATAAATTGATACCTGTCCTGTGTTACATTTTTAGGTGAAACTACTCTTACCCTTCCTGTTAATAGATTACTAATTGCCATTCTTTACTTTCCAGCTTTTTTATAAATATAATGAATCCCTTATAAATATTACCTAAAGATAATATCACTTATTCATTAGCACTTTCAAGCAAAGAAAGAACTACGGTTAATTCAGTTGAGCCCGAAACGATAAATCCGTATGTTTCTTCTAACACTAATTTACCAGAAACTACTGGTGAAAGAGAATCCGCTGGTGGTATTGTTACATTTGTAACCAATCTTACAGCTTCTTGTTCAGTAAACACAGGAGCTTCAATAGTTTCCTTAATTACATCCACTAAAGAATTTACAACATATATTGATGCGGAAATTCCAGCTACAGTTCCGTTATTAAAATTAGTTAATACCGATTGAGTTACTCCACTTTGAAATAATAATGGCGAATCCGAAGAACCAGTTGTTGATTGATTTTTTATAATTTGATTAGATAATATTTTTAAATAATCTAATGCAAATAATGATGCTGAATATTCCGTTGTATCTATAAGACTTCTACCATTTTTATCAAAGTATGCTTTTGCTGCTTTATTTGTTCTAATAGTTGTGTTATTTACAATATCATATTTAATTGCATCCACATCATCTAATGTGTTTTGTTCAAAATAATCTGATATAAAAACAAACGGAGTTTCCGATAAACTATTTTGATTATTTGTGTATGCTGCTATTTCTTTTCTTAAAAATTGTCTATTTGAATTAAGTAATAAAGATGCACTCGCAAAACTACCACTAAATCTACCCAAATTTTCAATTCCATTGACAGCAAAAGGACCGGCGGAAGCACTAATGAAATTACTACCACTAAAAATATCTCCAAACTGTGGCACAGGTATTTCTTTATTCGATGTTACAAATATTGTCACAGGTTGTGTTATCAAACTATTATTTGTAATTTGACAAGATAACACAATCGATGATACACCCGCTGGTGTTGTGTAGATTTCATCGGGTTCACCAGTCAGTCCTGTTACAACTGACTGAAACCGATTTAAGGGTACAAAAACTTCTGCCATTTCTTTTTATTTTTTATTTTCTTTTTTATATTTGTAGTGCCAATGAGAACGGAGTTACTAATGAGAATAGAGATTTACTAAATGTTCTACCCACAAGAGTACCAGTTGCCTGATTAATACTTAGTCCCGTACCAATTCTAAAGTCACCATCTTGGTTACCAGAGGTAAAGAAGATTCTACCACCACCTAATTCCGTAATTTCAAATTCAGGATTAGGAACACCACTACCACCCTGATTTGGAGGAAGTGCTTTAAATGTTACACCACTACCATTATAAGAGTAGTCAATACCAGTTGCCACAATTAATGAACCAAATGATTCTAATGGTGCTCCTGCTGCAATAAACTCTGCTCTAGTTCTTAAATATCTATTTGTTTCCAAAGTTTCCAATAATTGGTCTCTAGTCACAGCTATTGCACTTCCATATTGACCATCATAGTATGACGATGCTGCTCTGATTCCTCTTTCGTTTCCACCATATAATAAATCAGTTACAGCCGCATCTACAATAAATCCAGTATCACGTGAACAACTTGCCTCATTATATACTAAATATGGGAAAGCTCCATTTGTGTATCCAATTGCTCTTTGTTTCAATTCATCTTTACCAGCTTTCAATCTTTCAGCTGCTTGTCTTCTCTTAGTTGATGGTGCTAAGTAAGTTAATAAAGTATTTGCTACAATTTTTTCAGATATTCCTCTTGCGAAGTTTATACCATCTATCGTTTGTTTCTTTTGTCCATTATTATCACCATAACTATCTAATATTGCTACTGATGGGAATTTATAATAATATGAACCTGCTTCAATACTTCTTTCGTTACCACCATAAACCAAATCCGTTCTGATTGCATCTATGATAAATCCTAAATCTCTACTACAACTTACTTCATTGTATTTCAAATTACTCCAAGATGAAGATAAGAATGTTATAGTTTCTTTTTGTATCAATTCTTTATTATCTGTCAACAATTTTGCTGTTGTTAATAGAGATGCAGACGGTACTAAATAAGTTGGATTAGTTATTACTTTTTTAGCTGTCTTTCCAGCATATCTGATACCAGTAAGAGTTGGGTCTAATTGATTTTGAGTAGATGGTACACCTTTATTGATTGCGTTAGAAGGATATAAGTAATAATACTGTCCTGCTATCACACTTCTTTCTTGTCCACCATATAATACATCCGTTGCTGCTGCATCTATTAGGTATCCTACATCTCTCTTACAAGTTGCTTCGTTATAATATACACCACTCCAAGAAGAACTTACATAAGCAATAGTTTCCTCTGCCACAAATGCTTTATTTTTTCTTAATAAATCAAACGATGCTGATGCCTCTACTGATGCGGTTACGAATAGTATATTTTGTGCAATCTTTTGTGCTATTCTACCTGCGTAGTTTATACCATCAATTGTTTGTCCTAATTGACCAACACCATCACCATCACCTTCAACGATTGCTAAAGATGGATATTCGTAATAGAATTTACCATTCAATACAGTTCTCTCATTACCACCATATAATAAATCGGTAGTAACACCATCTAAGATATAACCAGTATCTCTCTTACACTTATCTTTATCATACTCAAATGTACTCCAACTAGCAGTTAAGTACGCTAGTGTTTCATTTTGTATAAACTCTCTATTTTTTCTCAACAAATTAACTGATGCTGATACTAATTGAGATGCTGTCACAAATGTTAATGATGATGCAACATTCTTAGAAGTTTGTCCTGCGTATTTAACACCTGTTAATGTTGGTTGTAATTGTGAACCTTGCGCTTGTGATGGATATAGATAATAGAATACTCCAGCGTTTGTACTTCTTTCATTTCCACCATATAATAAATCCGTAGAAACTGCATCTATGATATGACCAACATCTCTCTTACAAGTTACTTCATCATAAGATGCCGTACTCCAAGAAGAAGATAGATAAGCAATAGTTTCGTTTTGAATAAATTGTCTATTGTTTCTTATTAATGCGTATGATGCCGATACAACTGCTGATGCCGTTACATAAGTTACGTTTTGAATTACTTTTTGTACTAACTTACTTGCGTAGTTTATTCCATCAATAGTTTGATTCAATTGTGCTCCTTGCGCTTGAGATGGATATAGATAATAGAATCTACCATTTACTACTGATGCTGAATTTGAGTTAAATACCAAATCTTCAGCTGCTCCACTTATAATTAATCCCACATCACGTCTACACTTACTTTCATCATAAGATGCAGTTGACCAAGATGATGATAAATATGCAATAGTTTCATCCTGTATGAATGAAATGTTATTTTTTAGTATTCCGTATGCAATCCATCTGTTATCATTGCTTACCGGCGTTGTATAAGATGAAGTTGGTAAACTTAATGATGCCGATACTATTGCTGAACCAGTTCCGTTAGAAATTATGTTTGTTACAATAGCAATTGATGCTGATAGTATCGTTGCTTCAGTAGAAGTTGCCGATGATGCTGAAATATATTGATTAGCGTTTGTTACTTTAATATTTGCTAAGGTATTAGGTATAATTTGTGGTGTTGGTAATAGTGTACTACTAATAGATGCGGTTGTTATTCTAGCTGCGTACTTAATTGCTTCTACCGTTTCTACAACTTGTGAACCAGAACCATTAGCTTGAGATGGGAACTCATAATAGTAATCTGCATTCTTTCTACTTCTTTCATTACCACCATAAAGTAAATCAGTTGCTACTCCATCAATGATATATCCTAAATCTCTATAACATTTACTTTCACTATAATCTAAGTTAGGGTATTTAACATT